GTCCTGTCCGGCACGCCCCCCTAAGGTTTGATAGTGCCCCCGGGAAACATTTCATGGGAGAAATGTTGCTTCAAAAACATTGTTTTAAATGCAAGTTGTTGCGTCGAAGTAATATTTCCTCGATACAATCTTGTCAGATTTACAACCATTGCATCTCCGGCACGCACATTGAGTGTTCGCATACGAATGCGCGCCACCCTTCGCAATCGGTTGCACGTGATCAAGCTCAGGGGCATCCGGCGCCGTGCTCCCCCGTTTCGCTTCGGGCGTCGCAATCCCGCACAGCTGACAGCGCCATCCATCGCGGGCGAACACCGCGTACGGGTCGACTTGCTCGACGGTTGCTTTCCGGACCTTGGCCCTGCGTGCCGCTTTCTCAGCCCGACCAACAATCTTCTTGCACTGCTCGCTGCAATACTGCTTGTGCTTGCCACCGGTGTTGGCCGCAACGTACTGCGTGCCGCAAAGCCGGCAAACCCGATCCATCGGCGGGCTTACGCACACCAGTATGCACGCCTCGGTGCAGTATACCCGCGGCCGATGGGACACGAAAGTCTTAGAGCAAGTAGCGCAATCTTGGTACCTTATCTTCGTGTGCGGCCCGGGCTTGCTGTCGGCAATGCTCTTCGACTTGCACGCCATCGAACAGAACAATCCCCTGACGTCTTCGCGCCCCGCGTCTTTGGCCGATGGGTGGTATGTGAACGCATCGCGACAGTACAGGCAGTTGCGCCTGTACTTGGCACCCAATACCCGAGCGTTGATCCTGCTCACCCCACGCTCCTTGCATACTGCCGTCCGCACATGTCGACAGGGTTAAACCGCTCACGGCGACGCGCGAACGCCTCGGCCACCTGGTCGCTGGTCATCGGCATGCCGCGCATACTCAGCACCGCCCGCACCTCGCCATCCGACAGGCCCGCATTGATCATGCGAACGATTGCTTGATCGGTCTCGGTCATCATGCGCCTCCCTTCCTGTACTTGGCCCGCTGCTCATCAGTCAGCATCGCGACCTGAATCAAACAAAGCTCAAGACCGCAATCCTTCTTGCTGTCGGACACCAAATTAAACTGCGCCTCCTGCAGCTCGTAAGAAGGCACCCACACCGCTTCAGTCGACGCGCCCGGCACATCGGCCGGGGCGGGTTCAATCGCATCATCAGCCGCCATGCCCATCGCCGATTGCGCAGCGTAACGCCCGAACGAACCGAACCGGGCCCGTTCCGCTTGACTCAAATCAATCCATTTAAGCCGCAATTGTTCGCGCCAGGTTGCGGGCACGAACACGGCTGCCGGCCCCGCTATCTCGGCCATCGCCTTCATGCGATCAGCAATACCGCGCAGGTGTTCTTCGGTGAGGGGGATGATGAACGCGAAAGCGCCGACCGGGCCGCCTTCCACCAGGGTCGTACCTTCGGGCAGACCGAAATAGGAGATTGCTGCTTGGGCGATGTCGATGCTCATGGCTTGGCCGCCATCTCTGCGCCGACCAAGCTGAAGGCGATAGTGCCGCAGTCACCGTGTTTGGACACTACCGCGCGCAGCTCTTCAGCGGCCTGGCGCACGACCTCTTGGTCCTTGGCCGGCATCTCGGTCACAAACCCCTTCATCATCAGATTGAGTTGTTCAGCTTCCGTCATGGCAATTTCCTTTGGGAGGGGATCAAAGACCTTAGATTAACACCTCTTGGCCCTGACGTATAGCAAAGGTTGGTGTGCCGGACACAACAGCCGTGCGAATCCTCGCGTACTTGCCAGCCGGAATGCGGCCGACCAGCGTGGCCGTGCTGGTGTTCTGGATGTTCAGCACGCCGCCGACCTGGCTGGTGCTGGAGGACACCTGCACCACGTTCGTGCTCATGGCCGAGTTGTCCGCATACTCCAGGAACGCCGTGCCGCCCGTCTGCACCAGCAGCGAGGTGATCGCAATGTCCACGCCGTACACCACATCCGCATCGCGCGTGGCGCTGATCTGGAACGCCGTGTTGAGTGCGCGCGCCGAGACTGCGAACACGGCCGCCGGCATCGTGCCCGTGGCGCCTTGAGGCCCCGCAGGGCCGGTTGCCCCCGTCGGGCCCAGCAGACCCATAGCGCCCTGTGGCCCGGTGGGGCCTTGTGAGCCTGCTGGCCCGGCCACGCCCTGATTGCCTTGGTTGCCGGTCAAGCCGATCGGCCCCTGCGCGCCGGCGGCGCCGGTATCCCCCTTGGCCCCGGTCGGTCCGGTAGCGCCCGTCAAACCCTGCGCACCAGTATCTCCCGTTGGCCCAGCCGGGCCGGCGAGGCCCGCGGCGCCAGCCGGGCCTGTCATGCCGATCGGGCCTTGCGGTCCGGCAGCGCCCGTTGCCCCTGTAGGGCCCGCCATGCCGTCCAGGCCGGGCGCTCCTTGGCTTCCTGTCGGCCCCATCGCTCCAGCCGCGCCAGTGGCCCCAGGTGGCCCAACAGGACCCGTTGGCCCGATGGGTCCCGCAACACCTTGGGCGCCAGTCTCGCCGCGCGCGCCAACGTCGCCATTCAAACCCTGATTGCCTTGTGGTCCTGCTGGCCCTGTGGCGCCGGCCTGGCCCTGCTCCCCGCGGGGGCCTTGCGCCCCGGTCTGCCCCGCAGCTCCCGCGGCACCAATAGCTCCTGTTGGTCCCACGGCCCCGGGCGCGCCATCCTGACCGTCCTTGCCGGGTGCACCGGTGTCTCCCTTCGGCCCGGCCACACCCTGCTCGCCCTGAGGGCCTTGCGCGCCCGCAGCGCCTGGGCTGCCGGCCTGGCCTGTTGCACCAGTAGCGCCTGGCTGACTGGTGCCGGCCTCGGTCACGCGGAACGTGCCGTCCGGGCTCTCTACACCAATGATCTTGCCCTGGCCATCACGAACGTATTTCACCGCCGTCGGCCGGAGCCGCTTGAGGAGTCGATTTTCTTCGCTCACAGCACGCTCCCGTTGACGTCGACGGGCTGACCGGCCTCGTTCACCAGCTGCCAGTCCGAATCACTCATGAGGACGTTGTTCGGGCCCCACACGCTCGTTTGCATGATGCGCCGGCCGGAGAGGTCAGGACCATAGGTGATGGTGAGTTGATTGCCATCCTCGTCGTAGGTCATTTTGCTGGCCAGCGAGTTGACGTCGAAGCGGTAGTGACCCGTGTTGTCGGAAATGACGCCGGCGCCGCCGTAGGCCGTGGCCACCACCGGGGCGTGCACCCCCGGCTCGATTTCCTGCAGTTTCTGAACCAGGCCGGCGGCCGTGGCAACTTTGATATCGGGCATTGCATCCTCGCGGGGACTTCGGTTTGCGGGAGGGATTGGATTCACCGATTTTACCGAGTTTTACGCGAAATGCAATTTCCAAAAGAAAAACCCGCCGAAGCGGGTTGTTCATCCGGTCTTTGCCTGGTGTCACCCCGAATTGCGAAGCTTCTGTTTCCTGGGGTTCTCATAACGCGTTTACGTCATCTTCGCTTGGGCCTGTGCCTTCTCGGGATGTTGTACAGGATTCCTTTGATATCGGCATATTTCATCCGCATACCCGATGGAATAAATCGGTCTTACGCCGCCACCACGTTCGCAGCGCGGTATTTCTTCGGCTTGCGCGCGTCACCGTGATCGACTTCCAGGTACGAACCTTTCATGCCGGTGTGCTCGGTGACGAAGGTGCCGGCTTGCACTTCGCCGGAACGGGTGGTGACTTTCACTTTCTGGCCGGGCTTGAGGGTCGATGGTTCGCGCATGATGTTTTCCGTTTGGGAGGGGTGAAACCAAAGAATATTTCAAAGGCCCGAAGGTGTCAAGCTTTTTCTTTGGGCCATCCGTCCACCCCGGTCTCCACCTTGGGCCGGAACGTGCGGCCGGTCTCTTCGGTGGTCTTGCGGTCGTGGCAATTCCGACAAATGTACCAAAGATTGTCCGGGTGGTCAGTTTTGGCTTCGCTCCACCCCATTCGCTTGGCCTTGGCCTTTGGGGTTTTGTGGTCGACGTCCTTGCCCAAGGCCAATCGGTTTTTCAATGCGCACCGCTCGCACAGTCCACCGGCTCGTTTGATAACCACCTTTCGCACTTGCTCCCATTCCGCACCATACCCCCTCGACTGCCGACTTTCTTTTGACCAAGCCATTTTCCACCTCTCGTAATTATTTGCGAGTATCTCGGTTGCTCGTAACATTTTGCAAGTACATGACCGTTTCTTGGTACACGTGTACACGTCTTATAAAGACAGACGTGTACCGCGTGTACCCATTCCACGGTACACGCGGGTACTCACGTGTATCTGACGTGTACCGCGTGTACTACTTTAGCGACACCATAAGGCCGTCATCTTCTAGCAAATTTTTACTAGCGAGCGTTTTGATGGCCCTTTTGATGCGCTCTTTACGCCGATCTTTCTGGCCCGGAACGGTGTCCGCATCGAGCATTCCGAAGGTGTTTTCGATCAGTTCTTCGCGCTTAATTGACCCTCCTTCGACGGCCTCCAGGTAGCGGAAAATCATCTTCTCGTTGGCGCCTTCGGGGTTCGCTTTGCGCTCGTTCTGACCCCCCGGTGACGCACAGTGCTCAACCACGCAACTGGTGATCAGCTCGTCGTCCTCGTCCATGCCGATGGCCACCTCGGCCAGCCTGAACGCGTACTCGGCCCCATCCGCACCGTCCTTCTGCTTGGTGACGGTGGCCGCCCGGTACTCGCGCGTTTGCACCACTTCGATCTCCAGGTCGGCCGCCGCGCGCAGGGCGCCGGATCCCCGCGCCCCCTTGCTGGCGTCCTTGCCGCTGTGGTGCACCAGCACCACCAGGGCGCCGGTCTTGCGGTGGAGGATCTCACAGTGGGCCACGGCCTGGCCGACGTCCTTGGCGTCGTTCTCATTGCCCCCTGCCATGGCGCGCGCGTAGGTATCGATCACGATGACGTCGAACCGGCCGAGCGGTACCACCTGCTCAAGGAACTCGCGGATATCGTCCTTGGTCAGCAGGTTCGGCGCCTGACGCAAAAAGCACATGTCGAACTGGCCCGCCTCCACCCCCTGCGACTCGCAATAGGCCTGAAGCCGATTCCTGAAGCCCCCGGCGCCCTCGGCCACCACATAGAGCACCCGGCCCTTCTCAACGCGCGCCCCGCGCCACTCAACGCCCCGCGCCACCGCGCTCACCAGGTCGAGCGTAAAGAACGTCTTGCCGCTGGAACTGGCACCGTAGATCACCGCCAGCCCCGCGCGCGGCAGCACGCCCTTGACGATCCACTTGGGAGCCTGGTGCTGCAGAAACTGCGCCGCGGTCTCCGGTGCGAAGCGCGGCCGTTTGACTTTTTTGGCCGGCGTGGAGGCGGCCACTTCGTGCTGCTCAATCGGGTCGATAACGTCAAAATCATCAGCAATATCAGGCACTTGGGGTGCTGGTCGGGCGGCCACTTGCGCTGCTCCTGCATCACCTGCAGGTTTTGTGATCTCCTGCAAATCCATGTCGTCAAACTCATCGTACCTAGCCTGTTTGAATCCGTCTGCCCGGACTTTACCCTGCTGCGCGCTATGCTTCCACAAGAAGCGCAGGGCCTTGTCGTAATCCTGTTCTCGGTGGTCCAGCGCCACCTCGATCGCGTGCTCGTTGGCCTCCAGGATGGATAGCACTTCTTCGGGTTCCAACCCGGACTGCGCCAGCTCGGTGGCCGCGTTGATCAGCTCCTTAGACCGATCGGAGGAAACGGGGCCATCGGTAAGAAAGTTGCGCGCGTAAGCGGGCAGATCCAGGTCGGCGATGTCCGGCAGTAGCTCAAGCGGGATTAGGTCAGGCAGGTGCAGGTCTTCGACTTCCGCTTTGCTACGCGATGTGCGGTATGCGGATTCCAGCGCCGGCATGGCCCCGTCATGCGGCGCGCGCAGCGTGCGCGGACTTCCCGGCACTTGGTGACCGGTTACGCAGAGGAAGCGGGCATCGTTGCCTCCGTAAACCTCGATGCCCTGGTCGTGGTTCATCCAGTCCTCTGGCACGTCACCGGCCACCATGGCGTGCAGACCGGTGCCCGACGGGCTCACCTCGGTGTAGGTGTTCAGTTTGTCGATCACATCCCGCGCCCATTCGTCGATGGCACCGGTGACGGGATCGCGGCAATGGTCCAGGTCGACACCGGTCACACCGTGCGGCCCGGTCATCAGGTAGCCGATGCCGGCGAAAGTAATGCGCACGCCTTCGCGGGTGTAGATCGGCGGGCCGTTAAGATTCTCGTTGAAAGCGGCCAGCGCCTCTTCGAATGACGCCCAGCCGGCCTGGCCTTTGTTCGATAGGCCATGCACCGGCCGCGCGGCGCGATGTGGCACCTTGCCGTACTTCTGTTTTTTCTCGTTCCATACCGCACGCCATGGCGCCCAGCGCCGCGCCGCGCGCATTTCGGAAGGGATGTTTGCCGGCGTCGGCGGCAAGATGACGGGGCGGTTATCGGCGGCGGCCATCACACTGCCCCCTTAGCGCCAAATTCAAACCTCGCGCCTCTCGCTGCGAAGAATGCCGCTTCCACGTCGCCCCTGATATGGGCGCCTGCCTCGGCCCTTTCAGCGTTGAATTTCGTGTTGTGAAGTCGAATCTTTTCGCAACGATGTTCCGGGTATTCGTGCGTCTCGCCAAAGCAAAGCACCAAAGGTGTGTCGGCTTGGAAGTACGCGAAGGCCGGGACTTCTACAGGACAATACGATTCGTCGAGATAGAACAGCACCCCATTGCGGTCCGGCATGCCCGCGGTGACGTACACTGGTTTTCCTGTCGTCTCCAACAGTCGGCGGGCCTTCTCTCTCGTGACGTCATCGGCTTCGTCAGGCTTAATTTCTACCCACATATCCCATTCGGGCAGCCAGAAGTCCGGCAGGTAGCGGAGGCCGTTACCAAGTTCGAAGCCCTCAGGCTCGTATTCCCATTTGACGCCCAGGTGATCGAAGAAAATTGAATATCGGGCCTCAAGACGGCTTCGAAAGTTGTAACCCTTGTGGCGAGTCAGAATAGCCCGCGCGCGTGAATAGCTCATGTGTTAGATCCAATAGGTTAAGTCAAGGCCCGCCAAATAGCGAACTGCAACCAGCCTACTTGATCCAGAACAAAAGCTCAAGGGAAAAGAAAAAGCCCCTCACGGGGCTTCAGGTCATGCGCGGCGAGGGCATCGTCGCCCCTGGTCGCAGTTCTGATTGCAACAGGCATCGACGTCGCGCCAGTAGCCGCCGTGGAACTCGTCCATGTCCTCGGTGAACCAGGCCTGCACGGCCCCGGTGGCTGGATTGTGGCGCGCTCGCTGGTCGGCCGAGTATTCCCAGGCGATTGCCGGCGCCGGACGGAGGAGGCGCGAGAGGAAGCGCATCACGATTTCACCCCGCCTGTTTCAGCGCTGGCCCGAGCGCGGTCGATGCGCTGGCGGGTGACGCGCACGATTTCGACTGGCCCGTCCTGGCCGTAGACCATGGCGTAGTGTTCAATGTCGCGTTCTGCGCCAAGACCTGACGCGCCAGCAACGATCATGTCGTCCTGCATCAACTCGTAGCTGACCTCGATCTCCGCATCCAGCCGCGCGCTGTCCTCGCCCTGCGCCGAACTCCTCGAATTATTCGAGTAGTTGCCCTGCGCCTCGGTGGGGGTGACGGGCGAGTGGTTGGCTTTCAGAAGTGGGGCGATGGTTCGCAATGCTCTTTGAATAAACCGAACACATTCACCAGACATTTCGGCAAATCCCTCTTTTTCGTCGTCTTCAATATCGACGTGAGTATCTTTCGACTGCCCCCACACTTCCATGTGCTCGCGCATCTGCACAAGGATTTCTGCTGCCCATTCGTCAGTGATTACCGGCGCCTCGGTGGGGGCTGGCTGGGCCTTGAGGGCTGCGCGGCTTGCTTGCCATGCCTCCCACTGTTTGCGTGCGTGTTTGCCATTGAAGTGGCTTGGGTACGCTGGGTTCATCAGCGGCTTGCCGAGCCACGCCTCAAACTGCTCGCGCTCCACTGCTTCTGCTTTGTCTGTCATGGCTTTGCTCCTTTGGTGGCATATTTCAATTCGCGGATTTCCCGGGCCAGTGCGCGGGCGGCAGATGCTTCGCGCGGATGCCCGGATGCGCGGCGCGCTTCGAACTTTGCATCGCAAATCTTCGCCGCATCTTCCAGCACTTCGTCCCGCTCCACGTCCGCTGTCGCGCGCGGCGTGGCCCGGCGGTTCCAACGTGCCCAACCATCGGGCAGCATGTTCGCGCCCACGCTGGCGCCGCAGCCGGAACATTCAATGACTCGGTTTCCTCGATCATCGCTATCGTCCTCAACCCTGGGTGCGCCGCCGCAAAACGGGCATGGCATCGGCTCGTCGCTCGCCTGCGCTGCGAGATTGGTCGAATTCCCGTACGTGACAGGCACGTGCTTGGTCATGTCGAACTTTTCGAAATCACTCATGATCGCCTTCTGGCTTGTCGGCTGATTGGGCGGCCACGACCTTCCCCGCGCCATTGCACTGGGTGCAGCGTCCATCAATGCAAAGCCCGTCGCTCATCAAGGCGTAGCGACCGCGACCCTCACATTTCAAGCAATCGACCATATTCGCCGCGCTGGTCTGCGCTTGACCTTCGGATGCGCGGTCCGGAGCAATGTATCCGCTGTGCTTGTCGGCGTCGTAGTCGAGGATGAACGGCTCTTTCTCGATTTCGCCAATCAAGTAGCGCACGCAGTCGGCTTCGTAGCGCACGCGTTCAGGGTATTCCGACCGCGCAATAGTGAAGCCGCCGAACACATCGAAGCCCTTTGCATCCTTACGGTTTAGGATGGCCGTGAAGTTGCTCTTGCCGTTCGATTCAGGCATCGCGCCGTACCAGACCGACAAGGCCGGTGCCGCTGCGCTGACTTGACCTTCGGCAGCGACCTTACCCGTGCCGTCGCATTCCTCGCAAGCGATGCTGACTTCCTCGTAACTCTCGGGTGTTTGCCCGAAGCAGCCACCGATCAAGCCGTGGCCGTTGCAAGCTGGGCAGTCGGCAGCGGGCGCAAGCGACTGTTGCGGGGCGGCGGCCAGCATGGCACGAAAGCACGATGCATAACTGAATGGCTTGCTCTTGCCCGAATCAATACCAGCCTGCACCATAGCTTCGGTTGGGTCAATTGGAAGGGCAACCATCTGAAAACCTTCCACCGCCACGCTGGCGGCTTGATCTGCTGGCGCGCGGAGTTTGCTGTCGAGGTAGCTGGTCAGTTCTTTGTACGCCGCCGCATGCGCCGATTTGCTGGCAAGCTCTCGCGACTTTACGTAATCGGCCACCAGGTCGTGAAACCGCGCATCATCCCCGATGCTCGCAACATTCGGCTGGCTGGCTGTGTTTTTGGTGTTCATTATCGTGTCCAATCAAGAAGTAAGCCGGCAATCAGCGCCAGCAGGCAAATGGCCGGGCCGTTGTTGCGCAGCCGGCGGCGTTCGTCGGCGATGCGCCGTTCGATATCGGTGAGGCCCAGGCGGAGGCGTTTCATTTGGGCACCTCGCTGGTGGCCTGACGGATGGCGGCGCGTGCGCGGACATACACCCCGTCGTCCATCAGGTTAGCCGACGTGCAACCGTGTGAGTCGTCAAGCAAATCCTCGGCCTCCTTCAACATTTCGACGAGCGGGGTCAGCAGGTCAGGCGCTTCTTCCACCGCTCGCGAAACGAGAACGCGCAGTTCTTCCAACCCCGATGAGGCCCACCCCTCGCCTTCTGGGCCTTCGTCGGTAGTCGAGTACAAGAGATCATCGAGTTTCGACAATTGCTCCGGGGTAAGGACCAACGTTATCACAGCTCACCCCCCGCGCCGCTGGCGCTGCGCACCTTCGGCGACAGGATCTGTTCGCGAGGCACGCCGAACTGGATGCTGAACTCGGCCACGCGCTTGGTGGGCACATAGCCCTGGGCGATCCACTGGCGCACGGCCTGGGTGGTGACGCCCAGCTGCGCGGCCGCCTTGGCCGTGCCGCCGTTCGCATGCACCGCCTTGTAGATCGGACTGTCGACGTTCGTAGGCGTCATCAGCGGCGCGCCGTCCAGGCGCAGCCATTTGAGGATGGTTTCGCGGGACACGCCGAGGTACGCCGCTAAGCAACCGGCGGGGTCGTTTTCGAGCGTTTTGCTCAGTTGCCGGATCGCCTTCTGCAGCCCGGTGTATTGCTTCAGTTCATTCATTTTGGAACCTCTCTGTTGTTGATGTATTGAAGTATTCCACAACCAAACAGAACGCGCAATAAATATTTTGCGAAATCGCTTGCAACAAGCAAAACGGTGTGCGAAGATTCTTTCCGTCACTTGACACCGAACAAATCACCTGGAGAAAAAACATGAGTCTGGAACAAGCAATTATCGATCACACCGCCGCCCTGCTGCAGCTGTCGGCATCGCTCAACGCCATGAACGCAGGGTGCGCAGCGGCGGTTGCGCTGCCGGCAGCAACCGGCGACGCTGAACTGGAAGAGGCCGTCACCAAGGTGGAGAAGGCCGCGAAACAGGAGAAGGCCGAAGCAAAAAAGCCAGTCGAAAAGGCGGAAGTATCAAGCGAGACTTCGGCCGACGCTGGGGTCGCTTCGTTTGACAAACCCGCCACCCAGCTCGACTACAAAGCCGACGTGAAACCCACCCTGCTGAAACTGCATCAGGATCCACGCCACGGCGCCGACGCCCTCAAGGCGCTGCTCAAGAAGTACAACGCCCCGAACGGTGACAAGATCAAGCCGGAAGACCTGGGCGCCATCCTGGCCGACGCGCAAGCCTTGCTGGCGGCCTGATCATGGCCGAGCACGCCAAACTCTCACCGTCCGGCGCCGCGCGCTGGATGGCCTGCGCCGGCTCTCTGTTCATGGAGTCGACCTATCCGGACAAGTCGAGCGAGTTTGCCGACGAGGGCACGCTGGCGCACGACCTGGCGGCGCGCTGTCTCGAGCAGGAGCACGACGCAAAGCTGTTCGTCGGCGGCGCCTACGAGTACCAGGACCACGGCGTCGAGAAAACCGCCACGATCACCAGCGACATGGCCCGAGAAGTGCAAAAGTACGTCGACTACGTACGCGCTGAAACTAAAGACGGCCAACTGCATGTGGAACAGCGCTTGCCCATTTTCGGCGGCGCCATCCCGGACCAGTTCGGCACCAGCGACGTGGTGATCGTTTTCGACACCGAGCTCGTAATCGTCGATCTGAAGTACGGCCGCGGCGTCCAGGTGTTCGCCGAGAGCAATCCGCAAATGATGCTCTACGCCCTCGGCAGCCTGGACGAGTTCGACCCGCTCGGCGACATCGAGACGGTGCGCATGGTGATCCACCAGCCTCGCCTGAACCACGTGGACGAGTGGACCTGCAGCGTGGCCGACCTGCGCGCGTTCGAGCAGGAGGCAATCGCCGCCGGCCAGAAGGCGCTGGAAATTGCGGAGGATGGGGAAATGGGGGTAGGCGGTGCGTCTCCTGCGATGCTCAACCCAGGTGAGAAGCAGTGCCAGTTCTGCAAGGCGAAGGGGGACTGCCCGGCGCTGCGCGACAAGGTGCTGGCAACGGTGGCGGGGGATTTCGAAGTCGTTGCCGACATCGCTATCGGCGTCGAAACCCGGGGCGAAGAAATGCCGCCGGTAGTTGATCAGCTGATCGCCCTCGGCAAGGGCGAGATTTCCGTGACCATCACCGAAGCCGAGAAGATCATCGCGGCGGCGCATGGCGTGGCACCGAAGGCGGTGGACTTTCTCGATTCAATTCAAGTCGAAGGTCCACCGTACTTTGCTATCAAAAAGGCCACCGTCCGCCCCGTGCTCGACGGCGCCGAGGAGCGCATTGCCGCACTCGACGTCGACCACCTGGCCGTCTGCATGGACAGCGTGGACCTGGTCGAGGGCTGGTGCAAGGCGGTGCGCGCCGAGTCCGAGCGCCGGCTGCTGGCGGGCACCCCGGTGCCAGGCTGGAAGCTGGTGACGGGCAAGGCCGGCAGCCGCAGTTGGAACGACGCCGAGGCGGCGCGCACCAAGCTCAAGGGGATGCGGCTGCGCGATGACGTCATGTACGACTTCACCCTCATCAGCCCGACGACAGCCGAGAAGCTGCATGCGGATGGCGTAATCAAGCCGAAGCAGTGGACGGCCTTGCAGGACTTGATTTCCCGGAGCAGCGGCAAGCCGTCCGTCGCCCCGGCCAGTGACAAACGGCCCGCCTTGGACATCGGCAAGGTGGAAGACGATTTTAACGCGCTGGACGATGCCAGCGACCTCCTTTAATTTACTGAAAGAAACTACACCATGAAAATCAAATTGACCAATGTTCGTCTCTCCTTCCCTGGCCTGTTCAAAGCCGAAGCATTCAAGCCGGGCGACGATCCGAAGTTCAAAGCCACGTTCCTGATCGAAAAGGGCAGCGCCAACCACCAGGCCGTCGAAAAGGCCATCGCGGAAGAAGCGAAGATCAAATGGGGCGTCAAGGGCGAAAAGACCATTTCGAACATTCGCAACAACCCGAACAAGTTCTGCTACCAGGATGGCGACACCAAATCGTACGACGGCTACGAGGGCATGATGGCGCTGTCGGCAAAGTCCGGCACCCGCCCCCTGGTGATCGACGGCCAGCGCAATCCGCTGTCCGAAGCCGACGGCAAACCATATGCCGGCTGCTACGTCAACGCCTCCGTCGAGCTGTTCACCTACGACAATAGCGGTGCCGGCGTTTCGGCCAGCCTGGCCGGCGTCCAGTTCGTGCGCGACGGTGACGCGTTCGGCGGCGGCAAAGCCGCTTCGGTCGACGAGTTCGACGAGCTGGAAGCAGGCGCCGACGCCGACCTGCTGTAATCGACCTGCCCGGCGCCGCGTGCGCTGGGCGTTTTTCACTCTCCCAAGGAAAATACCATGTCGTTTGCCTTTGCCACTTGCGAGCGCCGCCGCGCGCTTGAATTTCTCCAAAAGCTTTATCCGAACCATGCCGTTACAGATACGGACGAATCAATTAAAGATCTGCTCGACATAATCGAGGCGGACGAACTGCGTGTTTGCGACCCAAGTTTTCACGGCGGCCAGATCATCGAAGGCCGCAACATAAAACCCGACACCGCAGCGCGCGCCACCGCGGCGTTGCAAAAAGCTGGGTTGGTTTTTAGCCGAACGTAGAGTGACCACCTTCTCCGTCCGCTGCCGCCACGCGGCCTGCCGCCATCGTCGCGTGTCGCGCACCGATCCAGACACCTACGTGCGCCCGCCGGCGTGCCCGGTGTGCGGCAGCCGCAAGGGCTGGCGGATCGAGCACCGTGCTTACAACAAGCGGGACCTGTGCCGGTGCGACGGCCCGATGGGCCGCAACAACGAGCCGTTCCCGCACCGCACCACCCATCCGTCGTGCGAGCAGCACCCGCACGGCATTTACAACCAGGCGCGCGCCAGGGGCGTTGCGCATGAGGACATCCCACATGAATACCACCCAAAAGATTGAAGCGCGCGACGGCCTGGCCGTGTTCCATGACACCTCGTACGGCAAGCTGGCGCTGTCGAGGTTCAAAGACATACCTGAAAATTTCTTCGTTTACTGCTGCGGATGGCTTGGTGACATGCGCACTGATGCGTGTGTGATGGAAGTCACCGGCGCCGAGTTCCGCGTGGCGCAGCGCGGGCAGCACAAGGGCAAGTACAGCATCCTGGTTCCCGGCAGCCAGCGGACAATCTACCTTACCCGTGCAGAAGTGGATGCCGCGAAATGAAACACCTCTTCGGTGACATCGAAACCTTCGCCCCCGAGCCGATCACGAACGGAGTCCACAAATACGCAGAGTCGGCGGAGGTGCTGATTCGGTCATGGGCCGTTGATGCCGGCGACGTGCTGATCCAAGATTTGACGCCCGGCGGCCGGACCTGGGCGCTGGCTGGCGGCCGGACCTGGGCGCTGGCTGGCGACGACCTGCTGCCCGCGCCGGCGCTGCTGGTGGCCGACGTCGACGCTGCGCTGGCGGATGACGACGTGCTGCTGTATTTCCATAACAGTTCTTTCGATAGAACCGTCGAGCGCCACGCGGGCCTGCAAATCCCGCTGCACCGCTGGCGCGACACGATGGTGCAGGCGCTGGCCCACTCACTGCCCGGCTCGCTCGGCGCGCTGTGCGAGGTGCTGAAGGTAGACACCGACAAGGCCAAGGACAAGGCCGGCAAGGCCCTGATCCAGCTATTTTGCCGACCTATACCTTTCCGCTTTCGTAAGCGCGAGCCGCTGCTGGAATCGGTCGCGGCCTACGCCGCCGAGAAAGCGGCAGCCGAGGCCGCCTGGTCGGGCCGCGCCACGCGCGAGACCCACCCTGCCGAGTGGCGCCAGTTCCTAATCTACGCCGGCCGCGACATTCTGGCCATGCGCGAGTGTCACCGGCGCATGCCGAAGTGGAACTACCCGGACAACGCCGCCGAGCTGGCGCTGTGGCACCTGGACCAGACGATCAACGATCGGGGCGTGGCCATCGACCTGGACCTGGCCGAGGCAGCGGTGGCGGCCGTCAAGCTGGCGCAGGAAGGATTAAAAGAAAGGACCGGGGAAATCACCGATGGCGAGGTCGAGTCGACCACCCAAGTGGACAGCCTGCTGCTGCACATCCTGGCCCAGTACGGAGTGGATCTGCCGAACATGCAGAAGGCGACCATTGAGCGACGCATTGCCGATCCCGAATTGCCCGAGGGCCTGCGCGAGCTGCTGCGCATCCGGCTCCAGGCGTCGTCGACCAGCACCAGCAAGTACACGACGCTGATGCGCTGCACCTCGTCCGACGCGCGCTTGCGCGGGCTGCTGCAGTTCGACGGGGCCGCGCGCACTGGTCGGTGGGCGGGCCGCCTATTCCAGCCTCAAAATTTACCGAGCCGAGGCCTCTTGCCGGCGGACGAGATTGTTACCGGCATCGAGGCGCTGAAGGAAGGCTGCGCGCATCTGCTGTTCGACAACGTGATGCACCTGACGTCATCGGCTATTCGCGGCTGCCTGGTGGCCGGCGCCGGCAAGAAATTCGTCGTGGCCGATTTGTCGAATATCGAGGGGCGCGACCAAGCATGGTTGGCGGGTGAAACCTGGAAGCTGAAAGCGTTTCGCGAATTCGACGCCGGGCGCGGCGCTGACCTGTACAAAATGGCATATGCCAAGTCGTTCAACGTCAAGCCGGAAGACGTCACCAAGGACCAGCGGCAGGTTGGCAAAGTGCAAGAGTTGGCCCTAGGATACGAAGGTGGCGTAGGGGCATTTGTTACATTCGCGGCCAACTACAATATCGACCTGGACGACCTGGCCAGCAAGGCCATCAAGTTCATCCCTGGCGAGGTGCTGGGCCAGGCCCGGATCATGCTCGACTGGCACCGGTCCAAGGGCCGCGACCCGGCCGGCATGCTCAAGATGGCCGATCGCACCTGGCTGGTGTGCGAATCGTTCAAGCTCGGTTGGCGCGCGGGCCACCGCGAGATTGCGGCGTACTGGAAGCAACTCGACAGCGCGGTGCGACTGGCCATCGACAAACCTAGCACGACGATCCCCTGCGGCAAGGTGAGGATTCGCCGCGACGGCGCTTGGCTGCGCATCGTTCTGCCCTCAGGTCGCGCACTGTGCTACCCGTCGCCGCAACTGGTCGCGGAACGGAAGAAACGCAAAGGCGAAGAGGTCGAGACGGTGGGCTTGGAGGCACTGGAAAGTGAGCAGCCGGTCACCGGGCGCACAAAGATCACGTATATGGGCAATAACCAGTACACGAAGAAATGGGACCGGCTCGATACCTACGGAGGCAAGATCTTCGAGAACATTTGCCAAGCCGTGGCGCGCGACGTGATGGCCCACAACATGCCGGCCATTGAAGCGGCGGGATACGCCATCGTCCTGACTGTTCACGACGAGGTGATCTGCGAAGCACCGGATACTGACAATTTCAATGCGGAGCACCTGTCCGCGCTCCTCGCTTCGAATCCACCATGGGCCGAGGACATGCCCCTGGCCGCCGCCGGGTTCGAAGCGTACCGCTACAAAAAAGATTGACGCAAGGGTTTACTTGTGAAATACTTCTAGCATCAACCAACCCAAGGAGATTTAAATGGATGCCTTCACCGCCTTTATCGTTTGTTTTGTCGTAACGTTCGCGCTGGTCCAGATTGTGTTTTACTTCCTGAACAAGCGCGCCGATAAAAAGCTGGCTCAGCTGCGTGCCGAATTGGAAGCAGCCAATCGAAAGCGGGACCAGGCGATTATGGATGCGGCCGACGCTGCGGACCAGCAGCTGTGCACAGATATCGGCGCGTCGAACTTCCCCGCACCGACGCGGCTTGCGCCGCCGCGCCCGCGGCGCACCGGAACGCTTCCGGAAATGTCGGCGCCTTACGGCCGTCCCGCTGCTAGTTCATCGCCTCGCCAGGAGACTACGCCCGACGACACCACGGCGATCCTGATGGCCGCAGCCGCGGCTAGCTACACCCCGCCGGTGGAAAGCGCGGCGCCCAGCTACCACGGTGGTGGCGGCACGTTCGACGGCGCCGGCGCATCGGGCGATTGGGGCAGCAGCAGCAGTTCCTCGTCATCGGATTCGAGCTCCAGCAGCTACTCGTCATCCGATTCGTCCAGCTCGAGCAGCAGCAGCGACAGTGGTTCGTCGTCTTGCGGGAGCGATTAATGAAACCGCTCGACATGCCCACGCTGGCCACGCACAACGCCCTGCAACCCGCGAAGAAGGTGAAGCCCATGAGCTACGAAGACACAGCCGAATGCCCGAACGGGCACGAGTTCCCCATCTGGCGCCGCATCTTCACCGCCGGCCGCATTGCGGGCACCACCTGTCCCATTTGCAAGGCGCGTTTCCAATCGGTAGCCGGCCCGGTCCCCGAGGATCGCAAGCAAACCCCGGTGCGCGAGTCGACCATCGAGCACCGCCTGGTCAAGCGGGTCAAGGAACTGGGCGGCGAGGTGCGCAAGGTGAAGTGGGAAGGGCGCCGCGGCGCGCCGGATCGCTTGGTGATGCTACCCAAGTTCCATGCTGTTGGCGCCTGGCTTGACCGCACCATCTGGGTCGAGCTGAAAAAGCCCGGCCGCGCCGCCACGTTCCCAAGCACCCCGCACGAACACGCCCAGCACCGCGAACATGAGCGCATGCGCAAGATGGGTCAACGGGTCGAGGTGGTCGATTCTTTTGAACGGATTGAGGAAATACTGAAATGAAAGACGACTTCCCTGGGATTTACGGCGGGTACGTGTTGCTGTACAAGCAGGTGACGGACCTCCAGCGCCAGCTCGCCGACGCCATCCGCGAGCGCGACCAGTACAAGGCCGCGTGCGAGATGGCCACCGCGCTGCGCCCGCTGGGCGCCGTCCAGGTGGTCGAGGGCGGCGGGGCGGTGCTGTTGGATACGGGGCGCAAATGACCTCTGATACTAGACTTAAAGCCTCTGAATGGGTGGTGCGTACTATCGAGTTATCTACCGCGCGGCGGTTGATTGCCGAACATCATTATGCTAAAGGGTCTTCCAATACCGCCACTTTTAGACATGGACTTTTCCGAGCGGATGCTCAAGAAGAAAACCAGTGCCTTGGAGCCGCAGTGTGGATACCTCCAACAAAAAGCGCGGCCTTCGCTACATTTCCAAAAGACTGGCAAAGTGTTCTTTCTCTTTCACGGCTTGTTATTCACCCTGACGTCCCGCCGAATGCTTGCTCTTTTCTAATAGGACGTTCGATGCGGATGATTGATCGGAAGCGATGGCAGTGCCTGGTAACCTACGCCGACGAGTGGCAGGGCCACACCGGGGGTATATATCGGGCAACAAACTGGCGGTATTCCGGGCTTACAAAACCCGAGGCGGTGTATGTTTTGAATGGCGTTATGATTGCCCGTAAAGCAGGACCAAAAACCAGAACGCATTCACAGATGCTAGAACTCGGGGCGGAGATGCGCGGCAAATTTGCCAAGCATAAGTTCGTCCATCTGATTGGGGGAGGAGCATGAGCAGCGCATTCAAAGCCCGCCCCTACGGCGCCCTGATAACGAACCAGATCCTTGACATGCCGCGCACGGCCATCTGGGCTGGCATGGGTTTGGGCAAGACCGTATCCACGCTCAACGCCCTGGACCCCATCCAGATGCTCGACAGCCGGCCCATCCTGGTGGTGGCGCCGCTGCGCGTGGCCCGCACCACCTGGCCGGACGAGGCGCGCAAGTGGTCGCACCTGAACCACATGCATGTGCTGCCCATCGTCGGGTCCGAGCGCGAGCGACTCGCTGCGCTGCGCCAGGATGCGCACGTGTTCACCACGAATTTCGAGCAGCTGCCCTGGCTCGTCGATCAATACGACAAGCGCCCCTGGCCCTTCAGCACCGTAGTGATAGACGAGAGCACGAAGCTCAAGGGCTTCAGGCTGCGCCAGGGCACGGCCCGGGCCAAGGCGCTGGCGCGCGTTGCCCACACCCAGGTGGAACGGTTCATCGAACTGACCGGCACGCCGTCACCGAACGGACTGGCCGACCTGTGGGGGCAAATCTGGTTTCTCGACAAGGGCCACCGGCTCGGCCGCACGTTCGACGACTTCAAGAAACGCTGGTTCCGCCAGTCGTATGATGGGTACGGCAGCGAGCCGATGGAGCATGCGCAGGACCAGATCCAGCGCGCGCTGCGCGACCTGTGCCTGACCATCGACGCGAAAGACTGGTTCGACCTGAAGGAGCCGATCGTCAACAACATCTACGTGGACCTGCCGGCCGCCGCGCGCGCCAAGTATGAGGACATGGAGAAGCGCATGTTCATGGAGCTGTCAGGCCATGAGGTCGAGGCGTTCGGCGCGGCGGCGCGCACGGTGAAGTGCATCGCCGAGGGCACGGAAATGCTCACATCAAATGGGTGGAAAGTCATCGAGGACTGGGCACCGGGGGACCAGCTGTGGGATGGCGTCGAATGGGTAAGTGCTGACAATTTAGTTTGCAATGGTTATATGCCCGTGATAAATTGTCGTGGGGTGCGCATGACGCCAGATCACAAGGTGCTTACGCAAAGTCACGGATGGGTAACAGCGGAGGAAATCAACAATGCCAGCGAAAGCGATAGACCTAACTGGGCGAGTTTTCGGCTACCTGACGGTTATCTGTCGGGCCGGTTCGACGTCAACCACAATAGCGAAGCGGGCGCAGTGGACAGCGAAATGCGTATGCGGAAAAGAAATAACGATCATCGGGTCAAATCTGACCAGCACCAAGCGCGGGGAAAAGAAGTCCTGCGGGTGCCGTCGGGGCGAGATGCTGCTGGATGCTTGGGGCACGCACGGCATGACCGGGCATCCGGCCTGGGTGACGTGGTGCAACATGCGGTCCCGCTGCTTCAGCGAAGCCGACAAGGATTTTCGCAATTATGGCGCGCGGGGCATTTCAGTTTGTCTGCGCTGGCGCGAGTCGTTCGACGCTTTCTGGGCCGACATGGGGCCGACGTACGCTGCGGGCTTGACGCTCGAACGGGTCCAGAACGGGGGCGATTACGAGCCGGGGAATTGCCAGTGGAAGGACCGCACCGCGCAGGCGAACAACCGGAGGGGAAACGTTCACATCGAGACCCCCGTGGGCTGCCTGACGGTCTCCCAGGCGGCGCAGGAGTACGGAGTCAAACGGGTGACACTGGCGCAGCGGCTGCGGGCCGGGTGGCCGGTGGATCGCGCACTCATTCCGCCAAAGTCTACGACCTCGTGAACTGCGGGCCGCGCCATCGTTTCGTCGTACGCAACCCAGACGGGCAGTTGCTTATTGTACATAATTGTTTACAGATGGCAAACGGAGCGGCCTACGTGGACGATGCCGGCAACTGGGTGGAAGTGCACGACGCCAAGCTCCAGGCGCTCGAGGACGTGATCGAGGAAGCCGCGGGCATGCCGGTGCTGGTCGCCTACAATTTCAAGTCCGACCTGGCGCGCATGACGAAGGCATTCCCCAAGGGCCGGGCGCTGGACAGCGATCCGCAGACGATCCGCGACTGGAACGCGGGCAAGATACCGGTGCTGTTCGCGCACCCCGCCAGCGCGGGCCACGGCCTGAACCTGCAGGACGGCGGGAATATCCTGGTGTTCTTCGGGCACGACTGGAACCTGGAAAACCGGCTGCAGATCATCGAGCGCATCGGGCCGACCCGCCAAATGCAGGCCGGGCACGACAGGCCGATGTTTATCCACAACATCATCGCGGCAGGCACGGTGGACGAGATGGTACTGGAGCGGGTCGAGACGAAGCGCGAAGTCCAGGACATCCTGCTCGACGCGATGAAGGTGAAAGGCTACAAATAAAGCTTGCGCAAGTTTTTAGTTGTGCTATACTTCTTTCATCGACAACAGGAGGGCAGCATGAATTACCAAGATCTTTACGACTTACGCCGCAAGCAGCTGGATTCATTAGGGCAGATGAGATTTAAACTGCTCCCGGCCGATCGAGATTTGCTGACTAAGATTTTCAAGGAATACGCCGCGAATCCTCTGGCGCCCCTGTCCAGCGGCCATTTAAAACAAATTGCAAAACTGGCAGCTATATACTTGTGTGGTGCTAAATGACCAGCAAGCCCACCCTCAAACTGTCCCGCGAAATGTGGGACGACCTGAGCCAGGCGGCCCACGCCGACCTGGCAACGAAATACGAAATCACCGTCAACCGCTTTTACTTTTCGGAGCATGCATAATGGAATCCCTCGTTTTATTCGGCCTGATGTGCCTGGCCTACTTCGCGCCGACGATGGTGGCGCCCAAGGGCCGGCGCGGCTCGGTGTTCGTGATTAATTTCTTCCTGGGCTGGACGGTGATCGGCTGGGTGCTGGCGCTGTTCATGGCCATTCGGGCGAAGGAAGTTCCAAATGCCTAAGCCCCTCGACAACCCGATCCCCGGCGGCAAGTTCAACGAGGAAATCGAACGCAAGCGCCTCCGGGACCAGTTCGCCGGCCGCGCGATGGAAGGCTTGATGGGGCGACTGGAATTGATTGACAGCATTGCGCAGGCCCGCGGCATGACAGCGGAAAATTATATCGGCATCACGGCGTACGGAATTGCCGATGGCATGATGAAAGCGAGGGATGGGAAATGAAGCGTGGAAAATATAAATTCAGTTACGGCTATTGGGCCGGCGCAACGGTAACGGTAGACGCAACGTCCGAAGACGAGGCCCGAATTAAGGCCCGCGCCGAAATGGATCGGCGATACGAAAAACTCGGAAAAGAGCCCCCGGTAGCATGGCGTTTAGTCTTAGTTTGCCCTATCGAAACCCAGCCTGGTTCTCCCGACTTTGACGGAGCTGCGGCATTTGAAGCTTTTCAATCAACAGGGGATGACTAATGAAAACATCCGAACTCAGTGGCGCCATACTAGATTTTTGGGTAGCGCTAGCCGAAAGCGACACGTCCCCTACGCCGGTTCCCGATCCTTTCCACCCTTCGATAGACTGGGCGCACGGCGGTCCCATAATCGAGCGTGAAAGACCAAGTCTAGACGCTTGTGTCGGTAACATTGGGTGGTACGCCCGAAGCCGACACGCGCCATGTGATGGCGACCAGTTTTACGGGGATACCCTGTTGATTGCGGCAATGAGGGCTTACGTGGCGTCGAAGTTCGGCAACCAAGTTCCCGACTCACTCAAAGATCAATCACTTGCAGACGGCGTTGTACCGGGCGAGTAGGTCATTGAAGTCCCGCACGTCGCGCGCACTGTCTCCGGCGATGCGGATAAGATCGTCAGCAGTTCCAGGCAGGACGTCGGTTCTTTCTTCCGGGCCAGGTCCGGCGGCAGCGCCGGCTTGCGCACCGGCTGCGGAACGACAGGCACCAGGGATTGACAAGCGCACAGTGCCAGCACGGGCAGCAGCGCGCACAGCCGCAAGGTCTTTTGCATGTTGGTCATTGCTCATTGCCCTTTTCATTTCCGATTCATCGGCTTCGATCTGCAGCTGCTCCTGGCGCTTGGCGTTCGCCGCGTTGGCCAGCGCCAGCGCGGAGGTGTGCTGCGCCACCAGCTTGTCGTACTTGCGCGCCATGTAACGATGATCTACCGAAGCCCCTGTGGCCAAGCCGATCATCAGTGCGACCGCAGCAATCGGCCAGGTAGGCACAAGGCTCATTCCGGACTCACGAACAAATCCGCCTCGGCCGCGCGCCGGCGCACCAGGCCCTTGACCACTTTGCCGTTGTCTTGGTTCCACCGGGCGAACTGCAGCGCGGCGCCGCCCTCGTCCCCGCTATTCAACTTGCGCACCAGGGTGGACGAGGTGAACGCGCCCACGCCAATGTTGAAGGCCAGCGCCACCATCGCGTCGAACTGGTTCTGCGTCACGGGCACCGTCACGGCCTTGTTCACGCCCGCCACGCTCTTCGCGACGTCCTCCGCAAACCAGCACTCGATCTGCGCATCCGTCGCCACCTGGCCGCGCTTCACGCCGCCGGTGTGCCCAATGCCGATCGTCCATACCCCGCCGCCGTCCAGGTACGCGACTTTCTCGCGGCCCTCGAACTGCTCGATCAGGTGTTTTCCTCGTTGGCCCAGTCGCATCATGGCGTACCTCCGTCATTGTTCGGCGCCGGGGTACCGCTCAAGCGCCCGAGAATACCATTGAGCCAAGGGAAGAACCCCTTGGCGAGCGCCACCTCGAGCACCTGGGTGCCGCCGAAGCCCGCCAGCATGATCAGGATGAACTGCGGCCACATTGGCACTTCCAGCCAGCTGGTGAAAGCGAACACCAGCACGCCGGCCGCAACCGAGGACACCAAGTCCTTGGCGATTTCGAGAGGGAGATTTTTGACGGCGATGTCGCGCTTGGCGACTTTGATGATGGTGGCCACCGAGCCGAATGCGAACGACACGCCAGCTACCCAGCGCACGGATTCCAGGGGAATCGATTCGATACCTACAACAACCGCTTTTGCTTCTGCGGCGTAGGCGATGACAATACCAGTGATGAATAGGTGGACCAGAGCGGCAACTTTTAGCTGTATGCTTTTTCCCACTCTGGGCTCCGTGATCTTTCGGCCGCGTCTAAATACGCCACCGCTATGTTAGTTAAGGCAACCCAATAAAAATACCCTACCAAGGATACACCGTATCCGCCCTGCTGGGCAACAAAAGGTTGTCCGACATAACATACTGCGAGGCCGATAAACAACCAGTGGCGATAATAAAAGATCCGGCGCCAACGAATTCGAAAACTCACAGGGCCGATATGAAACCCCTTGGGCGTCCAGTCGTTAAGAAAAACGTCAACTAGCGCCAGGGCGCCGAAGAACCCCATGAACCAGATCAGGGTGCTGCCGTATTCGTGCTGGCCGATCCGCCACAGGCTGGAATTCGGTTCGTTCATGGCGTTGTACCAGGAGAACAAGGCGTTGCCGGCAAGGGCGGCCCGGAATGTGGCCGGGTAGTGGTCATTCAGGCGCATCTTGATTCCTCAATATTGGTGTCAGCACCGGCGAGAACGCTATGCAAATCCCAAGCTCCAGTGTCTCAAGCAGCTTTACGATAACGTGGTAGGGGGAGAGAGGGGCACTTCCGTCCAGAGCATACCCCATTAAATGGGCGATGACCAACAGAGCACAGGTGTTCATAAGTAAAAACCCCGCCTCGCAGCGCGTGAGGTACGCGACCAGAGCGACAACAGTCTCGTACAGGATGCAGAACAGATAGAACTGGAATTGCGATTCGGCGGGAACAGGGAGGAAGATATTCAGGCCCACGATGAGCGTGAGCGCCAGCATGCGGGCATCCAGGAAGTTCAGGATGATCCCGACCACCAGGAGAGAACCGCAGGCTGGCAAGTACATCTTAGCCGCGCGCGATGGTAGGCGGCTTCTTGATCGGCGGGTTACCGTTGCCTGCATCCGGCGATGGAATCGGTTCGGGGGTCGGCACTGGGGTCGTTTCGGACATGGCTGTCTTTCGTCAGGTTAATAGAGATCGCATTGTACGGTCGGCCCTGCGCCCGGTCAACTTGCGTTGCCCCAGTACAGGTTAATCTCGACCCCGGTGGCCGTCATCGTGTGCCCGGTGTTGTCGGTCACGGTGAGGTTCAGGGTAACGGTGGCGCTGCCGTTGGCCAGCTTGACGAAGGTGTACGACGCGCTGACAGCCGCGCCGGTGAGCGCGCCCACCGTGGCGCCGCCGACGTTGCTTACAACCGTCCACTGGTAGGTGTAGCCGCCCGTGCCACCGACCACCGCTACCGTCGCGGTGCCCGTCACCGTGCCGCCGGCCGTCTCCGAGTTGGCCGGGCCGCCTGATCCGTTCGTTACAGTCAACGTCATCGGCGTGTACGCGCTCTTGCCGTACAGGTTGCCCAAGCTGATCGGCCCGGACGGCACGCCGGCCAGCGCGCGCGCGCGCGAATCCCCCAGGGACAGCGGCAAGCCGATGCCCAGCTCGGCCGCCACCTGGCCGATGCTGATGGGGCCAGCCGCGGGCAGCGTCATGCCAATGCGCGCCGCAACGCGCCCTGGGCCATGGCGAAGGAGAGGCCACCGTAGTTCACCGTTAAGCGGCCATACTCGTCCTCATGCACCGCTTCCGGCACGATCTCGCGGATGGTCTGCGCACCGCCGCCGACTGAGGTGCCGCCGTCGATCCAATCGAAAATACCGGCCTTGTCCATGCGCGCCAGCGCGTCGAGCTGCGCGTCGGTCAGTTCGCGCCAGTTCTTTTTCTTGCGCTCGTCCGACGTCTGAGTGACGACCGGCGCCGAGATATTGCCGGTGAAGGCGGCGCCGTCCAAGCGAGCGTACTGCGCCGGGGCGAAGTTCCCCTGGTGGTAGATTTCGTAGGCCACCGCGCCCATGTTGTATCCGCCCACTTTCCATTTGTTATCCGTGTCTAGGCCAAAGAACGCGGCGAACTGGGTACCGCGTAAAAACTGGATGACCGCTGACGCTGAAGTGTTACCCCCGTTGCCGATAATAAGAGCAACCGCGTCATTTTGGCCGGCGGCGGAAATGCCGGCAATATTCGGGGGCTGCGAGGAGTTCAGGCGAGTGCCTAAGCTGACATTATCTTGCGACAGCTTCACCACCGCGTTGGCAGCTGGCACACCCAAGTTCGTGCGCGCACCTGCCGCGGTAGTCGATCCTGTGCCCCCACTCGACACCGGCAACGTGCCTACCGCGTCGATAATCTCGGCTTGACTTGGCGTATTGCCGCCGTCGCCGCGATCGCCTTTAGGGTCAAAGAACGCCATCAACGTGTCGTTGGCCGCAAAGGGCGATGCCGATGTCGATGCGCGCGGGGTGAGTGTTAGATTGAAATACCCCGATGCGGCGGTGACCGCGGTGATGTCGAACAGCAGATAGGTGGTGACATCACCGACACGCTGCAGGCGCACACTGGCCTTCACGTTGCTAGTGCCCGTTTGCAGGGCCTGCAAGAAGGCGCTGACGTCGCCGCCGTTACCCGCCACCGTGTCGATGCGCATGGTGGTGGCGGTGTTCTGCACCGCGCTATTGAGGCGCAGCTTGCCTGTCCCGGGGTCCGCATCGCCCGTGCCCGTGTCAAAAGTGTAGGCGAACGAATTGGCGCCGCCCGCGGCCAGCGTGGTGATCCCCGACAGGAACGTGTTCATCTGCGGAATGAGCGCGGTCAACCACATAAGGAAAGCATCGACGCGGTTCGAAAACGTGGTGCGGTCGCCGCGCTGGGGCGCTGGCGGGGGCGAAGAGAAGGCCATTAGATAAATCCTTTAACTGAAATATTCAGGGTAGCAAACGGGTACATGGCCGGCGACATGCTGCCGCTAATCAGCCCAAAAACAGTGAGCCATTCGTATTCGGCCGCTTGGCTGCCGACAACTACCACCGGCACGCCCAGCACCTCCTTGATCGTGTCGAGCACGCTGTTGGCATCAGCCTTGTCCATGACCGTGCTGATAGACATGCCAGTGGCGTTGGCGCGCTTCTTCACCGTCGAGTTGCCGAATGCGTCCTGCTTGAAATAGCTGAAATCCTGCGGCTCCACCTTGGCGTCGCGCTGCGGGACACCCACCGGGCGGAGATCGCCCAGCGCCAGCATGCCGAGCTTGACGTTACCCGTGCTTTTGTTCAAGGTCAAGGTAATTTCCGAAGTGCTGTACGGCTCCAGCCCCGACGTGATGAACTGAGTGAGCGGCTTAAACCGATCAAAGAAATATTCGTAATAGTCGGCCGGCGCCGAACTCTCCAGCGGCGTGGTTGCCTGTTGGTAGACCACTGTGCCGCCGGCGCTGTCCTTGATGACGACCGAGTAGGAATCAGCGTCAATGCCGAACAGCGCAAACCCATTGAACGAGCCGGGCGCCAAGGTGATGATCAACGGCGAGGGCGCCGAGGTCTGGCTGCTGATGAGACCATCGAGCATGGCGTACTTGTTCGTCGGGCCCACTTCGAACCACCAGGTGGCGACGCCCGCTGCGTTGTACTGGTTGACTGGCGAGGAAGGGTCCTTGCCTGTGTTACCGTCCTTGACGCTCTCGTACACACGATGCGTGCCGGCGAGATAGACGCGCGCGCCGGCCGCGTATGTGACATCGCCCGCCCATTGCGGCGCTGCATCTTCCACCAGTTCAGCGCCGCCCGCGACTACTTGGCGCAGCACGCCGGGTACCGTCAGATCAACAGGCACCAGGATGCTGCAGGCATCGCCGTACTCGTCGTCGTAATCACTCCCACCGCCGGGGGAGGGGTTGACAGTACGGGCGTAGTCGATTGCAATTGGCATATTCAGCCTTGAAAACCGTTATGGGGAATACGGTTCACCGAGGGCACTTCCGAGTACGAAATATCAAGTTCATCCTCGGGGGCTAATAGACGTTGCAAGTTGTCTAAAATAGGCGTAAGCCAAAAATCAGTACCCCGATATTGCAAGACCTGCGTTACCGTACCCCCGGAGATACGAATTTCTTCGTAAAAAGTAGATGTGTTTTTGTACCGGAAGGGGGAAACAGTTACCGGAATATTTGCCCTATCTTTCTTAAAGAATATCGGTTTGTTTAGCACCTTATCAAAGACATGCCCAATCACGGTATCCGTACCGGCGTCGGATACGCCAACGGAAGTTCCTGTCCAGTTTTTTACAGCAACGTTAGCTATTCTATTTCGGAAGGCCCCCGCATCGACTTGAATTAATTCGAAGCGTCCCCCGTCAATTTCAGCGGTAGTACCTTGTAAAATCACTTTATTTGAGGCGTACGTGTTTAGGTATTTAGTGCTTTCACCCGCATCCGCAAAATCAATAGCTCCGATATTTTCAAACCCCGTCCCCGCAAAGGTATTGTAGCGGCAGCCTGCTCCTACTAAAAGCCCGTAACTTTCGGCGGATTCTATCGATCCCCCGCAAGAGTGGATCTGATCGGCCCCCGCGTACCTTACGTTAACGTTTAAACCGCAAATTCTATATTGCACGTTATTATTACTGCTATTTCCTACGTTTTCAAATCCATCCGTAACGTTACCCCGGGTGCCCGCGGAAAATCTTACACCTTCATTTGGCTTAGACGACATAACCTGCATGTCTGTAGAGCAACGGAAGCGCATTATGTCGGCTTCTTGTATCCCCCGCATATCAAACGCAATCCCCGTAATAGGATTGGCATTAATACCATTAACGTCCCACTGAACCCGCGCCAGCCCCTGGGCCATAACAACACTGGTGGTGGTTGGATTCCCCTCGAAAGTTATCCCGAAAACATTACACTGATCCACGTAAGGCGCGGTCTTGGATCCCGAAGCAAAAGCGTCAAAACGGTGGCCGATGCCCGCGTGAAGGGCGGTAATTTTTACTTCTCGGAAAGAAGTTCCAAAAAAAGTAAAACCTGCGATAGCTAAATTTCCTTGATAACGATGCCGCAAGTGGGCTTTTTCCACTTTTACCGAGCATGGCGCGTTCTCCCGCGCATACGCCTCCATAGCTTCAAACGCAGAAGTAACTTCGCCAATAGCATTACCAGATTGCGCATCCGCAATTTGCTCTTTTGTCATGAAATCAAAAAAGTTTTTAGCCCCGTACGTGTTCACATCTGCGGGATCAAAAAGTAAAACAGGCCCCAGCTTCTTATAGACCTTATTAGCGATTTCCACCTGGGCGAAATACTTGCCGTTCGGCGCGGAGAATTGAAACGCCCCCTGTGCGTCGACCGGCACCGGGTTGGAGATTCGTGCGCCATCGACGTCATAAATCTCCGAATCGGTCAGCCCATTCTCGTTGAGCACCCGCACGAACGCCTCGGGCAACACATTGCCCGCCAGGTCCTGCACCACGTTCGCGTATTGTTCCATTATTTTCCTTAAGCCGCTTGGGTCAACAGGGTGTTGCCGCCGCCTGATACATCGTTAAATTGCCGCGCCATCTGGGTGATAGCGTCCGCTGTCTGGGCCGCATGCACCTCCATGCGCGCGGTGCGCTCGTTCAGTGAAGCGAGTTCGGCCTGCAGTACGCTGTTGTCGATTGTACCCGAGCCTTCGTTGCTTGGCGACACCGCCGTGGCCGAGATGCCCGTGTACCCGCTCAGCACCTGGGCCGCGCCGTAGACGCCTGTCAGGGCCTGGCCGACGGTGACAAGGGTGTTGTTCACCCCGTTCACCGCGTTGATCTGCTGTTGCGCCGCCGCCACCAAGTTGTCGAGGCGTGCCAGTTCCGCCGTGCTCGCTGCCGTGAGCGCGTCCTTCTGCGCCGTCAGCAACGCCAGCTGCTGCTCCGCCGCGCTCAGTTGGCCGGTGGTCAGGCCCCCGAGCGCGTCCAGCGCGGCGTTCGACTGCGCCATGGCGCGCTGGTACTCGGCCAGGCTGCTGTACTGATCGCTGAAATCCTGCTGCAGGGCCGTCAGGGCGTCGGCGATGCTGTCCTGGGACGGCAGCACGCCGCTGGCCTTGGCGATGGCCAGCGCGGCGCCGATCTGCGCCACTGCAGCCGCGCGCGAGCCAGCGGCGCTGCCCGGCGCGTCAACCTTGCCCATCGCCGCCTTCAGCGCCTCGGCCAGTGCCCCGGTGGTGCTGATCGTGTCGTTCACGTCGCTGATCGAAGCGTCGATCTTGGACATGGCTGCTTCGTATGCCGCGGTGACGATGTTCTTCTGCGCGTCCACCGAACGGCCCAGGACGTCGAGAGCAGCGTTGGCGCTTTCCACCGCCGCGGCCTTTAGCTCGTCCGCATAATCGGCCACCGTCTTGAACGCGGGCGCCAGCGACAGCAAGGTGGCGTACAGCGCGGCGCCGGCCGTAGTCGCCAGTGCGCCCGAGTTGACCAGGTCCAGCACCGACTGTTTATACTGATCGATGGTCTTGATGTTGGACATGCCCAGCGCAGCCAGCACGGTCGTCAGCTGCTTCTGGGCCGGCGCCACCTTGTCGGCGGCGGAAAGGAAGTTCGTGGCGAAGTAGTCCGCCTGGGCCGACAAGTTGGCGATGCCGCCCGCCAGCGCGATCAGGTTCTCGCGCGCCAGTACTGCCGCAGCGCCCGTTGCGCCGAACGCCTTTTCCGACGTCGTGCCCAGGGTGTTGAAAATGCCTTCCACCGTGCTGACGTTCGACGCCAGGCGCTGCAGCGTGGCGGCTGCCGATTCTCCCGCCTGCTGGAACATGGTGATATTCGGCAGCAGTTCGCGCGCGATGTTGTCGCCCACGCCGACGAAGAACTCTTCGATGGCTTTCTGGTTGGCCGCCTGGTCCTTGCCCAGCGTGACGCTCAGGGCCTGCGTGCGCGTGGCAATGCTATCGGCACTCAGTCCCAGCACCTTGGCGTAATCTGCGCTGGCGCTGGTGATCGCCGCGTACGTGGTGCCGAGGGACGACGCCAGCGCCGCGTCGACCGCGGCTTTATCGACGCCGGACTTGTTGCTGCGGAACCAGCCACCCTTCTGCGTGTACGCAGTATTGAGCGTGCCTGCGAAGCCGCCGCCGGCCAGGCTGCCCGAGAGCGTGCTGGAATCGGAATACTGCTTCGGCCCCATGCCGAACGCCGCCTTGGCCAGGGAGTAGATCGCGACGGCACCGCCCACCCACGGCAAGGCGGTGGCCAGCGCGCCGATGCCGCTGGAGAGGGCGCCGGCGATCGTCGGGCCGAGCGTGTCGGCCACGGTGTTGCCAATGGCCAGGCCCAGCGACGAGGTAAGGCCCGAGCCGGCGCCCGCGCCATTCAAGCCGCCCGCCAGGCTGCCGATAAAGCCCGTACCAAGGCCGCCGCCAGTGGCAAGCGAGTACAAGCTGGACAAGGCACTGGTAGCGCTGCTGGCGCCCCCGGTGAGCGCGGAGATGCCGGACACCGCGGTGCTGCCGTCGAGCGAAGCGCCCACGTTGATGATCCATTTCTTCAGGGTCATCTGATATAGCCAGTCGAAGAACACATTCTTAGCCGATTCCTTCAGGCGCTGAAATGTGCCCTTACCACCGTCAGCAATCGACACGAAAGTGTCATGCGCCGTCTTGTCGATCGACGTCCAGAATTCCTGCACCTGCTTCAGTTCCTCGGCGCTGGCCACTGCGGCAGCGCTGCGCTCCTTGAGCACGATCAGGTTCTCGAGCTGGGTGATCTCGTCGGCCGTCAGGCCAAGCGATCCGCGCTGCGCCAGTTGTTCTTTCAAGCGGGCCAGTTCCAACTGCTCGATGGCGGTCTTGGTCAGGCCGAACGTGGCGACCAGTTCCTCGTTGGCGGTGGCTTCTTCTTCGGCTTTCTTGAGCGCGGCCGCGCGCGAGTCGCCCAATTCTTTCTCCACCTTGGCCATGTCCTCAGCCGCTTTCTTGGCCTTTTCCAGGGTGTCGATAATCTGCAGGTTCACGTCCCACTGGCGAATATAGCCGCGAATCTCGGCTTCCTGCGCGGGCGACAGCTTGCGCTTGCCGGCGGCCAGTTCCTCGGTCAACTTGATGTTTTCTTTTTGCGCTTCGTTGTAAGGCTCCAGGCCGGCAGCGGCGCGCGCGGTCTCTTCGACGTGCGTGCGCATGGCGGCCGTCAGGTCGTGGAACGCCTTGATCTGCTTTTCCATTTCCTTGTCGACTTCCGGCGCCGGCTTAAAATCCACCTGGGGCTTGATGTCGGCCACCTCGGCCTTCGCATCGCGCACGATCTTCAATTGCGCACGCAACTTCTCACCGATCAGGTCTCGCCCCAACACCGCGGTCAAATCGGCGATGCCGTCCTTTGCCGCGTCGGTCGATGCGACAGCCGTTTCCTTGAAAATAGCGAAGCTGCGCCGATAATCGCCCTCGATAAAAGACTTCATGGCGGAGGCGGATCCGGTGACGAAAGTGGCCATCGTCGTCAGGGCGCCCGTCACCACCGATTTGACGATCTGCACCAGGCGAACAACGCGATCAAACCCATCGAGCAAATAGGTAATGCCGTTGACGCCGCTGCGCGCCCAATCGGTAATAGTCCCGTCGGCCGCCAGGCCCTTGATCGTGTCCCGCATGCCGCCGGCATCGGTGATCACGTTCAACAGGGCCTGACTGGTTTCGTACAGCGCCGGCAGCAGACCCTCAGAAATGGCCTTGCCGCTTTCCCGGTTCACCTGGCTGATTTTCGTGAGGTTGTCGCCGTAGCTGTCGGCCATGTTGGACAGCGCCGCCTTGGCCACCTTCTCCTGCTCGGTGAGGGCCGCGGTGACGCTCTCCGACTCGCTGGCCAGGTCGGCAAGGAACGGCAGCAGCTTGGCGCCCTCCTTGCCGTACAGGGCCATGGCCACCGCCGACTTGCCGGCACCGTTGCCGAATCCGTCGAACGCCTTGGCGATGGCGATCATCTGATCTTCGGGATTGAGTTTGCGCAGATCAGCGAAGTTCAAGCCGATGGCGGCGATAGCCTGGGGCAAACCCTTGCTCTCTTCATTGGCAACGGCCATGCCCTTGGAGAGCTTGTTCATGGCGCCGGCCAAGGATTCCGCCGTGGTGTCGGAGGTGGCGCCGATGGATTGGAATTTCATCAAGGCCGCAACGGACGCGCCGGTCTGGATGGACAGATCGCTGAGACTGGCCGCCGTGTCGATCGTGCTGCCGATCAAGGATTTCAAACCCGCCACCAGTGCCAGGATCGCGCCGATGCCGGTGGCCACGGAGAGAGCGACGAACGCCTTGCGGGCGCCGTCCACCGCGCGGCCGATACGATCCATGGTGCCGCCCACCGATTGGCGGGCACGGTCCATGTCGGCTTGAAGCCGGGCGATATCAGCGCGGAGGCGGATTTCTACGTCGCTTACTACTGCCATCGGGTTTTTCCTCTTTTGCTTTTTGCTGCTCTAGTTTCTTCGCGCAAACAAATGCCCAAACTTTTTGGCCTTTCGGCCAGGGCGCCAAGCAGGACAATTTGCTGGCGCTGTGCATCTCAGTCAAGTACGCCCGAGACATCGCCACCAGCAGATCGGCCTGCCACGGTGGCAGTTCGACGCCGCGCCGCCGCTCCCATGGTTCCAGGTCCTGCTCACTTAGCGGCGAATCCGCGCGCGCTGGGCCTACTTGAAACAAAATCCGCACCAGGTCCATGCCGGCGGCCAATTCCGGCTCCGGCACATGGCCTAAGATTTCTTCGATATCGAGTCGGCGGGCCCGGCCTTTTACTGGCTTCGGCCCTTCCGACTCAGGTGCTGCGTTTAGCCAGGCTGCGTAGCGGATGTACTCGACGAGGTCGTCAACGAATCCGCGCTGAAGTTTCCCCGGTCGTTGTAATACTTTTCCACGCCGTCAGCAATGTGGCCGACGGTCAGGTCCATGTACAGGGCTTTGGGGCCGCCTGGAAAATCGAACCAGTCCAGCGATTCGGTGATGTCGGCCAAAAAGCCGGCGCGCTCGGTGCGCTCGTCGATTTCTTGGCGCTTGCTGGTCTTGCCGCCCATTTCGCCCAGGACGCGCGCGCTGCGTAACTGGTCGCGCTTGAACTGCGCTTGTGCCGCCTTCTTGGTGCCTGGGCTGGCGAGGGTGATCGTAATTGCATTGCCGGCGTCGTCATACTGCGGATCGCCCTTGGCGTCGGTGACGTGGTACTTGCCGGAATCCGTGATGGAAAGCTTTTTGATATCGAACATGGTAGTCCTTTGGGAGAGTTGTTATTGCCCGTGCGCCGCGGGCGCTCCCTCCCAAGGGAGACACCCGCGAGCGTCGGTGCTCGGTAAAGCCCTTGCGGACGAAAAACTTTAGGCGCCGTCGTCCTCGACTGGCACGACCGGCGTCAGCGCGGTAACGGTGTCGGACTGGCGCATCAGCGTCATCGTACCGGTGCGGGCGTCGTTGTTGCCGCCGCCGGCTTCTTGGAACGTAGCCACCTGGGCGCTGAAGTATTCGACGCCGCCGACCTGATCGACCACAGCAAAACCATAGTTCGCGTAGCTCTCGCTCGCTTCACGCGCCAGAACCTGGCCCGGCTGGTCAGGCAGCCACAGCACCGGGAACTCGGACGAGCCGAAGGTGTACTCGCCTTTCTTCTCGCGATTGCGGCCGGTGCTGACCACCGAGATGCTGGACGTGCTGTACTCGCGCCCGCTGTACGTGCCGACGCTGGTGATGGTCAGCTCGAGCCAGCCGTCGAGACCTTCCCATCCGGCTTCGGTATTGGCCGTCTTGGCCGGGCGCGCCGGGTTGATGAACAGCCGGGTGCCGGCGTAGGTTTCGTAGTCGTCTTCGAAAATTGGGTTAGGCATTTAGATCTCCTGATAGAGCCCACTCGCACCATGCGAGGCGGGCGGGCCAAAGGCAAGCTACATTCTAGTTTGCTTCGATGAAAGTTACCATAAAATCTCGTGATTGTTCGTAAATTTTGTCGTCTCCAGGCGGAATCTCTGGCCCGACACCCCAAGTTAGAACGCTGCGCACGCGGTACCCCAGCACCACGCCTGTGTGCACACCAGCGCCGAGCGATGCCGCCTTGAGCAAATTCTTCAGCAGAGGGTAGTTATCCTTTACCAGCACCGTGACCTGCACGCGCTCGCGCGTCATCTTCGTGGCGAGGCCGCGCGCGGTGGTGATCTGTTCCGTTTCGCTGACGCTGGTGACGCTGATGGCCGGCAGCGCTTTGCCCTGCGGCACCACGCCCGCATACACGACGATGCCCGGCGACAGCGCCAGCAGCGGCGCGTGCGCGGCCAGCATAGCCCGGACGATGGCAACGCCGCTCATTCGGCAGGATCCGATGGCATCGGCGCCGGGCTGTTCAAGCCCTCAGCCGTGAGGCGTTCGCGAATCTTCGCCGTGACGGCCGCTACCGCCGGCGCGAACGCCGCATCGGCCGCGGGGCGCGCGTAGGGGTGCGGCTTCGAACCCGGATGGTTCACCGACGGGCCGATCAGCGTGCCGCCCAATCGCAGGCTGCGGTTGATCGTAGTGATCGACACCTGGCGCCCAGTGCGGCGATTGATGCCGCGGTCCACGTCGGTGACGGAAATGACGTGCGGCCGGGTGCCGAATTCCACCATGTTGGCGTAGAAGACTTTCTTGTTGCCGACCTTGACGCTGGCCGTTGCCTGGCCCTTGGCTAGCCTGGTGGTGATGCGCGCGCTCTTGCGCAGGTCGCCGGAGACCATCGGGATATTGTTCTTCACTTCGGTCAAGAATACAGCGGCGCCCGCGCGCAGGGCCGCGCGCAAGATGTTCTTCTCGACCTTCACCGGCAGGGTTTGCAGCAAACGGTCCAGCTCGGCGGCACCGGGTAACAGGTTGTCGGTTACGGTGGTCATGCGGAATACGCCTTGATGGTGATCTCGATCCACTCGCGCCGGCCCAGTTCCGCGGGCCCGCCACTGATCTCGAAAAGTTGGTCGGTCTCGTCGTGCAGGATCACCCGCATATCGGACGTCAGGCCGCGCATATAGCGGATGCGCACGCGCGCGGGGCGGTCGGCCATGCGCAGGCCGTTCTGGACCGCCTCCGAGCGCCCGGGCAAGTCGTCCCACACCTGGGCCGGGATGCGCTCTGGCGTGACCGTCTCCCAGTCGCCCGGGCCGGTCTGCGGGCCAAACTCGCCATCCTCCACCAGCAGCGGGCGCTGGAACGTGATACGGCGGTCAAGCGCGCCGGCCCTCACTCGTACACCATGTAGGGCTGGATCATCAACTGCATGAAGTCGTCCGGCAAGCTGTAGGTCTGCGTGCCCGCGTTCACCGTGGCGCGATTGTCGTACAGCGTACCGATCACCAGGAGCATCCAGGATTGAATGGAGGCGGGCACCTGGCCGTCCGGGTAGCCCGCAGTGTAGGTGACGCGGATCGCGTCCGGGCGCCAGCGCAGCGCCGGCGGCGCGTAGCCCTGCTGCAAGGCCACAGTAGCCGGCTCACCAAACTCATAGACATCGTAGTCCGCCAGTGTCTGCTGCGCGCCGTCGGTGTCCAAGTAGACCACGCTATCGACGCTCACCAGTGGCGGCTTGAGCAGCGCCATGCGCGCGCACCAGGCGGGGAAGGACGCGGTGAGCTGGCGCTCGACCAACGTGCGGTTAAGCCGGCCCTCGGCGATGACGCGCGCGGCCGTGATGAGGCTGGCGATGTAGTCGTCCTCGTCGTCGAACACCACGCGCAAGTGCTGCTTGGCGCGCGTCAGGCTGATCGGTTCGACCAGCGAGTCACCGACAGCCTGAGCACCAAAGCTCTCGGCGGTGCGGGAAACGAGTTTAACGGCATCAATCATTTAGTTTTGCACCGCAGTGAAGTACATCGTTTTATCGAACTTCTGGCCATCGACCGTGGTCGTGCGCGCGGTGCAGTAGCGTTCGCCCGTGGCGCCCTCGGTCAATTTCAACTTGGCCGGCAGCAGGCCGCTGCGGTCGCCCTGGGCGGTGCCCTTGAGCAGCACGGTGACGCCGACAGGAATCAGTTCGAACGAGGCGGCCGTAGTTGCGTTGTCGAGCAGCCACTGGGTAACGTCGAACACGTAGAACACTTCGTCGTCGGTGTCAACGAGAAGCGTCCACTTGCCATTTACTAATTTCGGTTCGGTACTGGTCGCCATTTAGAAACTCACTTTTCTGATACTGCCTTCGAATGATACCACCCGTTTGCCGCCTTCGAACACTACGCGGCGCTCCGGGGGCACTTTTGTTGCGTCGATGTCGCCGGGCGTTGGTACGACCGGGATCGCATCGGTGGTGAAACTAGCCGAGCGCACGATGGCCGATTCGTTCGGTGTGGCCGCAGCATCGCGCTGCAGGTAGTGGGCGTAGTAGACTGTCGCCGCCGTCAACCCGGTGAACGCGAAACTCTTGGCGCCCGTGCTCGAAACCGCTTGGCTGATGCCGGCCTTTACCTGGGCGGCTGTTGCGCTGGCGCTGGTCGTCGCCAATGCATAGATCGTACCGGCGGCCTCGTTGGTCGTGACGCTCCCTGTAGCCGTTGTCGGCCCTGTTGACGTGGCCGTGGCCGCGCTAAGCACCGGGGCGGTGGTGTCCGGCGCTGCAGCCGTCATGAAAGCGCTGGTGTTAGCCACCGCGGACTCGTTCGGTGTAGCCGCGCCATCGGCATGCAGGAAGTGGAGATAGTATTGCGTGCTGGCGGCCAGCCCCGTCAAGCTCACCGACTGCGAGCCTGTGGCGGCGACCGCCTTGCTGCTGCCGGCCTTGACCTGGGCCGCTGTTGCTGTGGCGCTGGTGTTGGCCAAGTAATACAGGGTACCGCCCGCTTCGTCCGTGGTGACGCTGCCGCTGGCGGTAGTGCTGCCGGTGGCCGTACCCGTCGGCGAGGTCAGCGTTGGCGCCAGGGTGTCGGCCGGGGGTGCGCCCTCCGTCGTCGCCAGCGTTGACTCCATCACTAGCGGAAGTGGAACGGTGGCATTGTCATAAATCGGCGCCGCCGTCGAAGGCGCGCCGCCGGACAAAAATTTTGCCACGACCGGTGCGACCAAGGCGCGGTCGAAAGTAATCTTCGGGTGCGTGGCGTCTTGCCGAGTGACGGAAACCACGCCGGGTGTCCCGCTCGCGTCCGTAACGGTAAATCCGACCGCACCCGTGGTCGGCGTGAAATCGCTGGCGCCCGGCTGACGATACTCGAGGGCCGCTGTCACCGTGTTACCAAGGAACGTAAACGCGGTGATGCGCGGGCCGCGGCGGTAAGTGCCGTTTTTGATGGCCTCGTTCCACACGTACTGCATGCGCGCCATTTGCGCTTGAAAGCTAGTCCCCAACAAATGCACTCCGTCGACACCAACGGTAAAATCAAGTGAACTTACGTGAAATACGTTTGCGTCGTATCCAAACAAATTTTCTGCGGATCTAACCCAATCCGACATAGGGTCTTGACCTGCTGCGTTGCCTTGACTACCAGGACGGCTGTTCATTCCCGACCACAAAATCGGTAAATTTGGATTGCTGCATACCGAACGTAAATTCGTTGCAATAGTGCGCAACTTGCCAAGGTGTTGAGCTACAGATGTAACGAGATACGTGTTGCTCGCATCATTCGACCCACTTGACCCATGCACCCCCTCAAGTCGGTTTTCAACCAGTGCCATTGCAGTTAGCACCGAAAGCCATAATGAACTGCTCGTATTAGCTAAATCTACAACCCCGCTGCCACCCAGGCCGGCGTTAATCATTCCGACACAGCAGCCGAACTGTTGTGCGTAATATATCGCCGTTTGACTGGCAATCCCATTCGCATCGAAATTTCGGAATCCGGCATTCGGATCGGCGTAGCTCGTCGTCGCCGTATTTGGCGTGAATGAACCGCCCGAGCCAGACCCAAACCAAGTAGCCGCGGACGACGAGCCAATGCACAAAATCCAAAGGCCCACGCCAAAACGGTTCGTGGACACCACGGACGTGGAGAGAACCGCACCCCCGCTGTCCTTCGCGCGCACGGCGACACGGTATTTCTCCAAATGCTGTGGAATCGACGGGGTTGCCGTCCATGTGCCGCCAGCGGCAATCGTTGCACTAGCGGAAGTCCATGCCTGTCGTACCGTAGTTCCGTCTACGGCGTACAATTGGTATTCGATGGCCGTCGGTTGCGTGCCGCTGTAGGTGCCGCTCAATGCCACTGAGGCCGAAGTACCCACACGGGAATAGATCTTTTCGGCCACCAGCTCAGCCACAGTGACCGCATTCGCTGCTGCCGAAACCGCAACCGCTGCGCTATCCTGAGTTACTGGACCACCCTGATTATTCGTGGCGATTTGTCGCACGCGAAGCGACTTACCGACATCCCCAGCTACGGGGATATACGTTGTAGCCGTAGCCCCACTAATTGCCACGCCATCGAGAAGCCATTGTTGCGTGATATCAGGGGTCGGTGATCCAGTCACCGTGCCGCGCGTATAAGCGACGCTGGTGCCGACTTGGACCGTTCCGGTGATAACTGGCGCCGAAGTAAAGACGGGGGCCGATGTGGAAGGCACGTAGCCGAATCCCATTGAACTGCCGTTAGCGAGAGTTCCGGTCTTGGCAAACGGTACGCCAAGCATCCCTCTGTCCACGAAATCATTTGTATCGTTAAGTCTGCAATACCATGATGGTGTATAGCCAAGTTCGGTAATTTCCATACCGTAGGCTAGCTTGGCGAGTTCCAAGTCAGTTAATCCACCTGGCATCATGAAGAACCGAGCGGCAGATCCATCAAACGAACGAGCAACTTCGAAAGTGGCGCGGGTCCCGAATGTCATTGGCCGAGGACCGTCAACAGCTACCGATACGGTCGATGGGCTAGTACCCACCAATACCGCAGCGCCAGTAGTGGGCATCGTCGTCAGCACCGGGCACAATTTTAAGTTAACTGTTGTGCCGGAACGATACCAGATTGCGTAATACGCAGTGCCAGCTGTAAGCACGGGGCTTATGCAGTGCGGCGAACCTTCACCATTATTGTAAGCTTGAAGTCTCGCCACTCCCGACGCGTCGATATTCAAGTAGAAATTGGTGCTGCCAGCCTCGCCGTAATTACCAGTTGAGAAAATATATTGGGTAGTACTGACGGTTAAAGCTCCGTCAAGAATGAACGCGCACCCGATTACCCAATCAGAATTTGGAAGTGTCAAATTGGCGGCATCTGGCGCAGAGATATACGCCAGTGCTGATCGGATAAATTTGACGGTCATGTTGTGGCCTTTATTGGGCGGTAATCAGGAAGGCATCAAGAGGCTTGCTGCCTGCATTCGCGACGACAAGAAGATAAACGGCACCTGGGGTGAGCAAAGCGTCGCTAACGGTAAACGCGCCCCTGGCGGTGGCCGCCACGCCGACAAAGGTCTTGACCGGCGTCAACTTCACAGTGTCGATAACGACCACCATCAGCGGGTTCTGTTTCACCAGTTTAACATTACTGCCGGCAGTAATCTTACCCAATTTTACCGGCGCTGGCGGCACGACCACAGGCGGTGCCGCCGTCTCGCGCGGCACAATCGCGAACTGCGGGCCGTTGCTGTAGTCCGGCTTGACGGTGCGCGCCTGGAAGATGGCCCACGCGTCTTTGGCTTTCGGGATACCGGCGTCGACGGCGTAGGCCAGGGCCGGCTGCATGTTCGACGGGTAGCCAGCCACGCTGCTCGAGTAGCCCGTCATCTCGCCGACCTTGACGCTCAGCAATGCGGCCATTTCGGGGCTGTTGCATTTCAAGGCGTTGAACGTCGCATCGTGGCTGGCCTTGAACGCTTCGCCGAAAGTTGAGTACACGGCGCCGGCGGCGCTCGGCTTGACGATCAGCGCGTACAGGGCGCCGTCGATCCAGCAGGTGCCAGGATCGGTCATGCGCAGCACAGGCGACTTGGCTTTCCACGCCAGCAACGGCGCAGCCTTCGTGAAGCCCAGGTCAACCGCGTGACCCACAGCGGCCGTGAAGAAATCGTCCTGCCACGGCGCGATGCCGGTGCTGTTCTGGTAGGACAGCGCGTAACCGTTGACCAGCACGCCCAGGTTGTTGCTCGTCGCTGGCGTGTTGACGTAGGTGTCGTTGTACCAGGCGAGGTTCGTGTCGAGGATCGTGGTGAACTGAGCCTTGAATTTGTCCCCATCTGGCGTGATATAGGCCGCCTCCGCCAGTGTACGCAGGGTCCACGCTTGAGCGCGTACCTGGCCGGGCGAGATCAGGCCCTTCTCCCACAACCGATACCCGGGATTATCCTGGAAGGCGTTCCACATCGTCCAGAATTGCAGCTCCTCCAAATAGTAATAGTCGCCGGTGACGAGGTATGGAAGATATACAAAGCTGGCCTGATGCGAAGTGTCAACTGTGTACGGTGTGTCACAGGCAGCCGCGCATACGGGAAAAGCGTCGTATTTCTTCGTCGCTGCGTTGTATGTGTCCGTCGAGCGCCCCAGCAGCGTCATGGCGGGATAATCGGCAAGACTGATTGGTTTGTCCGTGCTGCGATCGCGGTAGTGCGTCGCCCAGCTGCCGGCCAGGTCGCCCGTGCCCATCGTCGCGGCGCGGGCGCGGCTGTCCATGCTCAGGAGGTAGGCGACAGACCACATCGGCAAGAGACCAATATCGTCCCGCCCACCGGTGGTTGGCATGTACGCCACCGCCATGCCGACGCCCATTGGCTCGGTGCGGGCGCCGGTGAACGTGTTGGCGATCGCTGCCAGCGGCGCTTCCGCCATCTTGATCGACTGGTCGTAGTTCGGGACGGCCTTCGAAGCGATCAGGTATGCGGCATTCGGCTGCACGACGACCGAGGCCGAACCGTCCGCCCAGAACAACTTTCGCCAGCGAGCGTGCATCAGGTGCGTGAGCGCGGGCTTGCTGTACACCGATTTGCCGCCGATGCTGATATCTGCGTCGTAGGTAAAGTTCTGCGGCCCAGGCTCGTACGCCCAGGCGTTTTCGACCGTGACATCGACGCGCGTTTTCTTCGACGCTGTGTAGTAGCGGATCGCAAAGCGGGCTGTCAGGTGCGGGTGCGCTACGCCGGCCGCGGTGGTCAGCGGTGCGGAGCTTTGCCACTCGTTGACGATGGGGCCTTGCAACCATGTAGCCTTGCCCGCGGTGCTGCTAGTGGCGCTGTACTTTACACCCGCAATAGTTGCTGATACCTCTACAGCAGGGGCGTTAGCTCCGGGCATATCGTCGCTAGCTCCGGGTGTAACTCCACTAGCTCCGGGTGTAGTGGCAAGCTGCATCGTGCCAGCCTTTGGCACCTGCGCGCTGATGACCGCGTGGCGCACGCTGCCGTCGGCATGCGTGGCCTTGACGTCGACCTGCAGCGGCACGGTGGTGCCGTCGAGTTTGCCGACCAGGACGTCAGATTTCTTCATGTCGCCGGCGGCGAATACCTGGCCGAAGGTGACAGGGCCAGCGCCGGACACGCGCACGTCGGTGATTGTGGAGGCTTGGCTGGCGCTGGATAACAGGAGAAGCGCGGCGAGTAAGAATCGGGTCATGGGAGGGCCTTGAGGTTTTACTTCTTCGGTGCTTTGTTGGTAGACGCCGGAGCCATTTTATTTGACATCACCGGGGCCATCTTGCTGTCGCCGAGCAATTCGTCCGGGTCATCGACCACGACATCGCCCGGCTGCTTTTTCTGCAAAGGCAGCTCGCCCAAGATACCTTCGGACTCATCCTTCGAATCCAGCGAAACGAAGCCGACTTTCGCCAGTTCTTTGGCTTCGCCAGCGCTCATCGTGTAGGTCTTGCCCTGCTTCATGTCGAGATTGCCGTGCGATACGGTCTGCAAGGCAATTACGTTGATTTTTGCGGTGGTCATGGTTACTCCGTAGGTAAGCTGTTGCCTTTAGACAAATTATCAAAGGCGGTTATGATTCTCAAATTATGGGCCACATGCAGACCGCACACCAAATCATTTTTGAGCGGGTAATAATGGTCTACGTGGTGCAGCACTCCGGTTTCTTTACTCACCCTTGCGCACTCGTCGTAAATCGCTTTGATCGCTGCTTCGTCGGCCCAATCCGGCATCGCGTTTCGCTTTAACTGCTGGCGCTTCTTGTAGTGCGCGGCGTACATTCCCGGATTCTGCAATCTATTATTACGGCTAGTTTCTGCGCGCCTTTCCGGATTGCGCTTTACGTATTCTTTAGATATCTCACGCCGTTTTTCCGCGTTATCGGCGGCCCACGCTACCGCTTTTGTTTTGTACCTATCCTTGTTTTCAAGGTAATTTATTTTATTCTTTGCCGCATATTCCGCTTTATTGGCCGCGTACCTCACCCGCATTTTTTTCTTTACTGCATTCTCTACAATGCGGATGCCGACCGTCTTTTCTATTTTTATCCTTAAAGAAATTCTCTGTATTCTTTTCGGTTTTGCACCAGCTGCACGTCTTCGTGCTAATATCCCGCTCAGTCATGACTGAACTCCTCTTCAATTGTGATTAGAAAACCCCGGCGCCGCGTCAACGGTCCGGGGTTTTTGCGTTGTTACGCAATGACCAGCGAACCTTTGACGAACGCTTCGGTACGATAGACGGCCAAGGCGAGGCGTTCTTCGATCAAAAGTGTTACCAAATTGTTAACAAAGTCATCTTCGTTCTCCGTGGCAATAACCACGTTGGCATCTTCGCGGTCGAAGATCTGCGCGCCCATACCGAATGCACCGACCAGGAATTGACCGACCGTCATTGCTTGGGTGGCAACGACCGGGCGATTCCACAGTGTCGGCGACAGCGTGCCTTGCGGATTGCCGATCAGGTAACGACCCTGAGTATCCTTCTCCAGTTCGATGTTCGTCCAATCAATCGGATTGAGCACCATGCCGTCGGCTGGGTATTCCGCCAGTTCCGACTGCAGCAGTGCAATGCGCAGCCGATCAATCGAAGTGGTCGCCACGCGGGCGCCTGCCGGGGCCGCAAATGCGGTTGCCTGGGTGTAGATACCGTTCAGGTTGTTACCCACGCCCGAGCCCATCAGCAGCTGCGCTTCTTCGCGGAAGGCCAGCATGTAGCGCAGCCGGAAGTCAATCAGCGAACGCAGTTGCGGCAGATCCGACAGCACCTCGGTCGACGCCTTGATGAACGTCGCGATTTTCTTCACCGTTTCAGTCACCGAGATCGCGGTGATGGACGATTCCGGCTTACGCGTGCCCTCGGCAACCGGCGCCGCGTTGTTGGCGAACCCCGATTCTTTCGAGTAGGTGATGACACCGCTCGACGTCTGGCCAGGCATGATCAGATCGCGAATGGTCATACGACGATTCGGCAGCATCATGATGCCTTCGCGACGATCCGGAGCAATGGCCTGGCCGACGCTGCCGGCGGCCGTGGTGATGGCCTTGATCTGCACGCTGGCGTTCGCCTTGCGGCCGCTGGCGATGGCTTCCTGAGCCGCCTTGACGGCGGGGCTGTTGACGACGATCTGGCCGACCGACAACGAATCTTCCTGGCTGCCCGCGCCAGCAGCTTGTTTCTGCTGCACTTCGCGCAGCGCGGCCGTCAAATCGCCCTGGGCCAGCAGCAGATTGTCGATACGTTCCTTCTGTTCAGCAGTCAGCGCTGTGGCCTTCTGCAACAGCTCAACGCTCTGTTCCTTGATCTGTGCACTGATGCCGCCCAGTGCTGTTTCGATTGCTTTGGTATCCATGTCCATGGCGTTTATCCTTGAGGGGTGAGTTTAAAATTCGACAGCAGTTGCAATACGCCTTTGGTGCTGTCGGGCTCACCCCGATGCAGCTTCGACAAGCCGTGCACGGCGATGGCCGCGGCTTGTGACTTTGAGAATCCAGCCTCGCGCAGGAAGTCCTCGAAATTCTTAACAGATGGCAGTTGGCCGGCATCGAGCATGTGACGCAATGCGTGCTTGACGTTTTCCACCTGGGCTTCTTCATTGGCCGGGAAGGTCACGACGCTGATTTCGCGCAGGTCCAGCTCGGTTAAGGTGCGAATGCTAGTCTTCTCGTCGTAGGAGTCAGCGCGCACGTAGTAGCCAATCGACAGGCCTTTGACCACGCGCGCTTTCATGAGCGCGTAAGCTTCTCGCGCCAACGCTACGTCGTCTTTGAGCAGGAACCCGTCCACCTTCAGACCGCGCTCATCTTCCAGCAGGGCGGTGTATCCCCCAATAGGCTGGCCCGCGTTGTGCTGCCACAGCACCGGGAGCGGATCGCCAGAATCCTTGATCAGGGCCAGGCTGCTCTTGAACGCGCCAGGGGCCACGATTTCCTTGTAAGAATCAACATTACCGAACACGGAGCCGTAACCCGAAAACGTCCCGTTGTCGTTCACGACATCGGCCTTGAAGGCGACTTGCTTGTGCAGCAGGGCGCCGGTATCTTTACGGTTCATCATTTTTGTCCTCTATCCCAAGCAGGCGCTTGAGTGCGCCAATCGCGCCCAGTGCTTCGGTGGAAGTAGTACCCTGCCCCAACAATGCTACAGGAACAAGGTTTGATTGTACAGTCAGTTCGTCACCGCCGTCGACCGTGGGCCAGTTCTCCAGCTCGCGAACCTCGTTGCGGGTCATCCAGCCATTCTGCACCGCGCTGGAGTAAAACGCCGCGCGGCCGGCGCTGTCTGCGCGCAGCAGCCCCTCCACCGAGAACTCGGCGTAAATCCGGCGGCGTTCCTCCGCGCGGATCAGGTGCTTGGCGATGCCCTGCTCCAGGCGTTCGGTGTAGGCGCCGAGAACGTATTGCAAAAACGACAGATTGATCTGCTCGCGCCCGGTGCCCCAGTTCGACACGGCCGTGCCGTGGCCGATCATGGATGGCGGCACGCCGATCCACCGGCACAAGTCCTCGACGCTGAATTGCCGCGTCTGCAGCAGCTGCGCATCTTCTGCGGTCAACGAAAGCTGCTGGTACTTCATGCCGCCTTCAAGCAACCGCACCGGGCCGCCCTCGATGGCTTTCATCATGCCATCTGCAATGGAATCTTTTAGCTGCGCGCGCTGATCCCGCGTCAAAATCTCGTCGCGGGTGATCACCGCCACCGGACGCAGGTCGTTAGAATGCAACTTGGCCGATGCGCGCTCGGCGGCGCCGGCCGCGCCCATAGACCGGGCACCGTACTGGATTACCGACAGGCCAAGGTAGCCCTTCGGAATCCAAATGTCGGTGTCCCGGTACTCGAGCAGGCCGCGCGTCGGGTGATTGTAAAGGTATTTGTAACGCCCGCCGCCGACGGGGATGCGTCCACTGATCCGATCGGGATGCAGAGGCGTCAAGGCAATCGGGGTGTCGTTGACGTCGTACTCTTTGTGAATGTACGCGCGCCCCCGCAGCGCCAGGGACGTGATGACTTCCTCCCAGAACTCGACGGCCGTCTGGTCGGCGTTCGGTGAATCGTGCAGAAGAGCATAGAGGGGGTGATCCGTAGCAACTTCGCGACCGCCGCCGTTCTTTTTCCGGTAGACGATCAGCGGGAGAGTAGCCACCGTCTGCGCCACCAGGCGGACGCCGGCGAAAATGACGGACAGCTGCATGGCACTGTCGATATTGATCTCGGGGTTTGGGCCGTCACCGGTACCCATGGCGTTGCGATAGCCAGCCGCATCGTCCAGTCGGAAAGGCGCCGACACGAAGGCGGCAGCCTTACGCAGCAGATCGCCCGCTTTCGAGCGCATCGTCATTAGAACATCACCGGGTCGTTAAGATAATCGTCCAAAGTGCCCACTTCCTCTGTAAGTTCCTGGGGCATGACGCCCACCGCGATGGCCAGGGCCACCATTCCGTCGATCCGGCCGCGCGCCGTCTTTTTGTCGAACTTGCGCGCGCCGCTGTCGCCGACCACCTTCGCATTCGCCGCACACATCGTGAGAACTGGGTGGTTCCCGTGGCGAAGTTGATGCTCGACCAGCTTGACTTCCAGATCTCGTAAAGCCGGGGTCATACTTGCCGTACCCTGCCCGAATTCAACGAACTTGTCAATTTCTTCTGAGGAAAACAACGGTTCGCCCGTCTTTTCGTCCACTTTTTGCAGCCATTCCTTCAAAAACGCCATCAAATACCGGTCAAATCCGAACAATTGGACGTCAAAATCGTCGAATATTTTGCGCAAAGCAAGCGCCACATAGCGGTATTGTATCGCTTTTCCGGGCGTTGTTTGCAAGAATCCTTGCTCGTGCCACACGTCATAGGGCACTTTATCTGCCTTGGAACGCTCCCGCAAGCCTTCCGCCGGCAGCCAAAAGTTCGACCAAACGCTGCCGTCGTCGGCGTCCACCAGCACTGCGGCGGTCAAATCGCTCACGCTGGACAGATCAAGGCCGCCGTACACGCGCGGCCTGGCCTTCTCCGCTTGAGGTTCGCCGTTGGCCTGCCAAGTCGAGCGCGAGACGAAAGGCGCCGCCGCCTCCACCCGCTGGTTCAGGTTCAGATTACGGAACTCGGGTTCGAACGACGGCGTGTCGCGTGCTTTCTTGGCCAGCTTGCGCATGTCGTTCATCGAACGGAACACGCCCAGGGCCGGGTTCGATGCGGCCCACTCGCTTTCATCGCACATGTCCACTTCGACCACCACGCCGTCGACGCCGAGCCGCTCCATCAGCGTGGCGTACACGTGGCACACCACCTGCGGATCCGGCGCCGCGGCCTGGGCGTCGATGATCTGGGACAGCATGTCGACATCGGTCGGCGCCTGGGTGCTGATGATGATCTTCATGGCCTTTTCGTACGCACCCTGCGCGGTCTCCAGCGCCGTGACGAAATCGTTGGTCGGCCCCTTCACCTGGCCCATCTCGTCGAAGATAATCAGGATCGGCGACAGGCCGTGCTTAGTCTTGGCCTCGGCGGACAGGGCTTTGTACTCGACGTTCTTCGACAGGCCCAGGATGCGCTTGCCGGACGGCGCGATGCGCGTGCGCACGGACAGCTCCGGCGACAGGTTGATCATCTTGCAAGCCAGCGAGAACACCAGGGCGGCCTGCTCGAGCGACAGGGCGCCGCTGACGATCTGGCTGTTCTCCACCGCCTCGGGGCCGGCGATGTGGGCCAGCAACAAGCCGGCAATCAGCGCGGTCTTGCCGTTCTTCCGGCCGATCGACAGCACACCGGTGTGGGTGCCGTGCGGATTGTCGTACACCTCCAGGATGAACTTCTTCTGGAAAGCCTCCAGCTTCATCGGCTTGCCCATCAGATCGCCCTCGGGAACGATGCAATAGGTCTCGATGAAGTCGATCACCTTCCGGCCGCGCGACCTCAAGGCGCGGGGGAGAGTCTTTTTGCGGCCGGGCGTGGAGGTCGGCTTTACCTTCACGCCAGCAACTCGTTATCTTCCACCTCGTCCGCCGCCTGGCGGGCGCCGCGCTCCAGCTGGCGGCCCGCTTGCTTCTTCCGCTTGTCGCCGGCCGTGCCCGGCACCCGGCCCCCCATCTGCAGGATCCGTGTGTACGCCAGTTGTCGGCCGGCCAGGCGCTCGAGCATCGAGCTGAGCGGATTGGCCACCGGTGTGCCCCGGTCGTTCGGGATCACCCGGCCCTCGATCAGGAGCAGACCTGCAATTTCTTTCTGCTCGGCCATACATTCGGCCATCTGCACCGCCACCATCAGCTGGTACTCGTCCCATTCGTCACGCGTACGCGCGCGGACGATGGCGACGTAGTACGGCATCGCATCCGCAGAAATTTGCAAGTGCTCTGGGGGCATTGGATCGCCCATTGCAACATTTTTCGCGGCGTTAATTGCTGCACTTGCGCTGTCTGATCGGGGTTTGCGAGTTGCCATCTAAAAATTCCAAAATGCAAGTTGTGCCTTAGCGTTGAAAAGAAGG